GTTGACCTGCTGGCCCCATGGCGTCGTGGTGATGGAATCATCATCAACGGGCGGCTGCGAGGCGTCGAAGTTCTGATACGCCCCGGTCTGGCTGCCATAGACCGTATCGGGATTATTCAGCGTATTGGCGTAGACCCGCCGCGCCTGGAAGTAGTTCGCCACCGCCGGATAGGTGCCAGCCGAAGGCCCGATGTTCAATGGCGCCGTCGCCGTCGCCGAAGTCGACGAATCGGTAAAGGTCACCGTGTCGGTCGTAGCGTAGTTCAATCCGCCGTTCTGGATGATGCCGGCGACCACGTTGCCCAATACAACGACTGGGATGACGATGCCGCCTGTACCCGTCGCGGTGTTGATCGTCGCCGTCGTCGTCGCCTGATTGAAGTTCCCCGGCTGCGGGATCGTCCCGACGGATAGGATGGTCGACGGCGCAAACGGATCGAGATGCAATGGCGGCGTGGTCGCCAGATCCGCCTGGATATTGGTGTTGACGAACTGGTTGCCGTAGGCGGTGCCGATATAGCCGAACACGGAGCCGACCGGGACCGGCGTGTCGTAGGCCGGCGGCGCCTGATAGATGTTGTAATAGGCCGCTCCGATTACTGAGTTCCAGGTGATCGTATGCGAGCCGGCGACGATGGCGATATCGTCGGAATTGGTGATGTAGGCGATGTTCGAGGCGACGCTTTCCTCGCCGGTCACGCTATCGACCGCGGTCACGCAGTACGCATACTGCGTCGGCGGCCCATGCGCCGTCATCGGCGTACCGCCGCCGATGGTCAAGCTGTTGTTGAGCGTATAGGTGCCGTCTAGTCCGGTGCCGGTGCCATAGCCGGTGATAAGAGTTCCGAAGGGAATTCCAGCTCCGGCGATCCAATAACCGGCGGCGAGCGATCTGGTCGTCACCGCCGAGATTGTCAGCGTCGTTCCGGCAATGCCGCCGGTGAATCCGGCATAGAGAAAATCCGCCGGGGTGACCGAGGTGGTGACCGTGCAGCCGGTCGGCGCCGCGATCGCCGAGGCGAACGTGGTCGGAACGAAATTCCAATTGTTCGCCGCCAAGCGGGAAAGATCGATCGGTGGGTATTCGCTTCCCGTTTGCTGATTGACGCATGTCAGCGTCATCACGTCGGCAGATTGCACCACCTTCAGATAGGGCAGATCGGCAAGCGCATAGGGCGTGTCGTAATTGGTGAAGATGCGCGCCGCAGTGCCGCCGGAGCTCCATGCTCCATAGGCCAGCGAATTGATCGAATTGCCGAACGTATCGTAAAGCGCAAAAGTGTTTGTCGTGACGCTACCGACCACAAACGTCCGCTGATTGACCTGCGTCATCCCGGCGACGCCGGAGATGAACACCCAATCGCCATTCTGGTAGCCATGGCCCGGGGCGTCCACTACGGCCGGATTGGCCTGCGTAATCCCCGTGATCGCAACGGGTGCGTCAGTAACATAGCCGCCGTTGGCGATCACCCGCATGTACGGCCGCCCGCCGCTACTGACGCCGAACTCCAGAATATAGCTCTGGAAGATATTAAACTGGAACCGAATGATCTTCGGTGGCAGGCTCGACGGCGAAGCCGAAGTCAGCGATTGGCCGACCCAGGCCATGCCGGCGCGAGACGAAGCCGGACCGCGATACGAAACGAAGAAGTTTCGCATGACCGTGGCGCCCACATGCCACGACGCTTGATCCACGCGACCCCAGAGGCTAGGGCTTAACTCCCCGGCGCTGAAAGAGGGCTTGATTAATGTGACCGTCATCGCTCAATAGCTTATACCGTCAGGCCCAGACCAGTTCTCATATGCCCCCATGTATCCGCCATAAGGCGGCGTCCAGCCGTTCCAGCCCCAACCGCCGCCGGCCTCGCGCACCTTCATGTAATCGGGAATGAAGTCGGATGAGGTTATTCCTTCATTGCCATCCGAGATACGAGCGGCATTCAGATAACCGACGGCCATTTGCGTCGCCATCGTCTTTTTCTTGTCGTCGCCGGTCAAGGGTGCGGCGAACCACGCGGCATTGGCGGCGATTACCGCGTTCTGCAATAGCGGGTCCCAGAGGTCGATATTGAGGATGCGCCCGGTATAGACGGCGAATGCCTTGAACGCATTGGTGAGGATCACTCGGATCTGGTTGCCATTTGCATCAAAGTCGATTGCCGGTACGAATGGCAAACTTGTCCGCACCCAGGGAATGTAATTGATGCCGGTATTGGTCATCAATGGCGCCTGGCCTGCCGCCGGCAGGTTCGGCGTCGGCATGACGAAGCGCACCAGGAGGCAATCCGGCGGATAGGCATATTCGTAGCGCCAGGGGATCGGCGGCCGCGGCAATGCGCCCGAAGGATTCTCCGCGGTGCCGATGGCGGCCTTGAGCAAAGTCAATCCGTTCGGCGTCTGCACCCGTGCCGAGTTCCAGTGCGCGGCGCGAAAGATCGCATCGGCCTGCAGTTGGAACGTCCGCGAGGAAACCTGTGCCGCCAGATTGTTCGGCGGTGATGGCGGATTGATTCCGGCGATCACCGACCGGGCAGCGATCTGATCGAGAGCTAAGTTGCAAAGATCGACGGCACTTGTGATTTCAGCCTCCTACAGTACCGGGCTTGGATCGACGTAGAAGGTGGTCGTCGCCAGCGCCGCCTTGACCTTGATGTTGACCTGACCGGCCATGTTCGGCGTGAACGAGGCCGTGGTCAGCGCAAACCGCGTCATCGCCTGCCAGACGATTTGGTTGGAGCCGGAATTGTCGGTAACGTGGGCGCCGTCTGCTTGGCTATTGAAGATTGTCGAACTGCCGCCGGATGTTCCAGTGCCCGAGTGCGACGCCATGAACCAAAGCTGCTGCGGCGAGGCGTTGCCAGCGAGAATAACGCCAGTGAAAGCACCATAGGCATGGCTGGTCTGGTAAGCTGCCGCTCCCGCGCCCCATGCGCTTGTGTCAGCCGATACCGGCGATCCAGAGGCGAGATTGTTGGCCTTCGTGCTGGTGGCGAATGAGCCTAGAGGAAAGCTGCCGTTGCCAAGATATTCCGCCTCGATCCATATCTGATCATTGTTTGGAAGCGCAGCGGTTTTCCAGATGCCGTAAACCGTCGCTGTCATGGGCGAAGTTGAGGAATTTTGAATTGCGATGAGGGGGGTCTCAAACGGAAATACCCATTTCGAGTTGGCCGTTGTCGTTAAATTCCACGCAATACCAGTCCCGGTCACTTGCGCGCCGCCAGTCCTGATAATCGTCGTTTCTGGAATCAAAGTACCTTCATAACGATAGCGTTGCTGCTGATAGTTTGTACCAGAACTATCTGAACGAATCGAATCGACCGATGCTGGGGGGTACTGCGGCGTGGCCGCTATCGTTACTCCCGAATGCAACTCGCAATCAACAAATAAAACTTGATTATTTGTAATAATCGCGGACACCAATGTCCCGGTAATCGCACTCAGGTCCACACCGCGCACAATAAACAGACCGCCGGCACCGATAACATTGTTTTGGATAAACAAAGATGGCACAGTTCCGCCTATGGCGCTTATGGTATTCTGCCAGATTATCGTCCCGGTTCCCGGAACAATATATTGTGTATTAGTACCAAAAGACAATACTGTATTGTTCAACAACACCTTTGCAGCATTGTTATTTTTATTACCTAAATAAATAGCCGTACCAGTGGCGCCAGTATAAGGAATAGCAATCGTGCAGGTATCAAGTTCTATTTCGCAAATGGTCCCGTTCCCAACGTAGGGAGACGCGGAGGTCGCTGTCGTTCCGTTGTTGAATGCAAGCCCGTAATAGTAACAATAATTTCCCCACACAATCCCAGACGCACTCGTACCAGTAATAGACCCCGTGCTAGCCAAATCACCTGATCCGGGTGGCGTTGTAGCCGGAAAATTTTTTACGCAATAAATATAGCACGGGTTCGAAGAGGTGCCAGGACTTGTAAGAGTTAGAGCCGTTGATTGCGTTTCCGCATGGATGCTCGACACAAAGAAACTATTACCCGCCGCACCCCATGTCGCCGTAAAAGCATTAGCTAATCGCGCTTGGGGTGCTTTCCAAATGCTGTATTTGTTGTAGGCGCCAAGCGTAACCCAAACAGCGGGAGTAGTGCCGTCGTTTGTGGTGGCCCCGGTAGCCGTATAGGCGGACCATGATGGCTCAGATCCAAGCGCGGCCATTGTACCGCCAGTAATGCACATCAAAAGAAGCGTACTAGCGCCGTTTTGGATAACTTGGCCAAGTGTCGCGGTAGCCGTTGCCGTCCGATACTGTGTCCAAGTCGGCGTGTTTGCTGAGTAGTCGCCATTGAGCGCAGCAATGCCGGTGCATTCCTCCCACTTGACCGTACCGTCGGTATATTGCTGACCACGCGTCGGCGTGCCCCACGTTGGCTCGCCAGCACCACTGACACCGGTTCCCGCTGTGCTATTGTAGCAAACAAAACATCGCTCAGTCAGTGCAGGCGAAACTGTCGCTTGCCGGATGATCGCGCCAGCGGTGTAGGGGCCGCCAAGCGTTACCCACGGTGTAACAGCGTAATAGCCAGTCGATGAGCCGTTACCAAAATTGACATACCAAGCATTATCCAAGAGGGCCATTTAAAAAAGCCCCCAAAAGATCGTCACTGCGGTGCCGGTTGCTCCGGTCGCACCTGTGGCGCCTTGGACTCCCGTTGCGCCTTGGACGCCCGTGGCTCCTTGGAGTCCGGTGGCGCCCTGAGCGCCGGTAGCCCCCGTGGCTCCTGTTGCCCCCTGAACGCCTGTAGCTCCTTGGACACCTGTCGCCCCTTGAAGCCCTGTTGCTCCTGTAGCTCCCGTCGCGCCTTGAACACCCGTAGCTCCGGTCGCGCCAGTCGCTCCTTGAAGTCCTGTGGTGCCGGTCGCTCCCGTCGCGCCTGTTGCTCCTGTAGCTCCAACCGGACCAGAGACGGTAACATTCCAAATATCATTGACGCCATCAGTCTCGATCAGCGTTCCAGCGCTGTTATTTGTTCCCTGCGGGATGGCGACGCCGGTGCCGATTGTTCCGCCGGCACCATTGGACAATTTCACAAAGACGCTGTGCGGTCCTGTCGTGTTGTTGTTAAAAATCCATTGTTGCGAATTGAACGCATAGGTACCGGCAGGCATCATGAAGGTCGCATCGGAAGTCAGAACGCCGGTCAGCGTAAAGGTAAACGGATTCTGGCTGGCACCAGCCGAAGCCGAAGGAGCGCCGCCGGTATGATATCCCGAACCGCCGTAAAGAATCGTGCCGGTGGCAAATGCGCCACCCGCACCAACGGTTGCCACTTGAATAACGCAATCACCGTTACCCGAGAGCAAGGTAATCAGATCGCCAACGGTGTAGCCGAGACCGGCGACCGCAACGGTCAGAATGCCAGATACGCCATTATTGGGCCCGCCTGCCGTAACAACGAGCGTACAAGGTTGGGTGTCGGTGGGAACAAAATTATATGGGCCGCCAGTGATCGGATTCAGCGGCACGGTCGCCATGGAATAGTTGACGACATTTTGCACGAATGCATCGGACGCGGCCAACGTCGAAGCATCATAGATCGGCTGCGTGACGACGTTGGTAGGAGGACCGCCAGTGGCCCCGGTCGCGCCGGTTGCGCCGGTGGCGCCGGTGGCGCCCTGCGATCCGGTGGCGCCGGTCGCCCCTTGCAAACCCGTTGCGCCCGTCGCGCCAGTAGCGCCTTGAACTCCGGTCGCGCCTTGGACACCAGTGGCGCCGGTCGCTCCCGTTACTCCTTGCAGACCCGTTGCGCCAACGGCACCAGTCGCGCCCGTCGCCCCTTGTAGGCCGGTTGCGCCCTGGAGTCCGGTTGCTCCGGTGGCTCCCGTCGCCCCTGTCGCTCCTGCGGCGCCGGTTGGCCCAGTTGCTCCGGTCGGCCCCGTGGCCCCGGTAGCGCCGGCACCTCCCGTCGCGCCCGCCGCGCTCTGGATATAGCTCACTGCTGAATGAACCAGACCGTGCCGGAGACCTGCACGGCGCCGAGATTATTCAAGACCAAAGCATTTCCCGGCGTGGTCATGTACCAGGCGTCACCGGAATCATCGAGCACCATCGAGCCGCCAGCGGAAAAAGGGAATGCTCCGCTCAACACCGTGCCTCCGGGCGTGCCGTCGATGAAGGTCAGCGAAGTCGCCGCGCCAACCACGAATAGGATGCGGTACATCCAGATGAATTTGCCGGCGACTGCCGGAATGATCACGTTGTCGCCGGAGGCATCGAAATTTATCGGCAGCGAAGCCTGTTGAACCTGTGTGGTCCAGGTCCGCGTCGGGGTGACCATGTGCTCACAGTGGACGTAGGTGCTGGGTCAATTCGCTGATGCGCGCCGCCACCTTGTCCTCGCGGATCTTTACGTTTGTCTCGCGCGACAGCAGTTCCTCATTTTTTGCCACCGCGGCCTGCTCACGGGCGAGCACCGCCGTCTCGCGGGCGCTGAGTTTCTTGCTGGTGGCGGCGGTTTCGTCGGCCAATGCCTGCCGCAGTTTGACATGCTCGGCGTCACGTTGCTTGGCGAGCGTGTTAAATGTGTTGGTCCTCTCGTCGAGCTTCGCGGCGCGCTCGGAGAGTTCTGCATGGGTCGTCGTGGCGGCCTGTTGCGCCGCAGCGACCACGCCGGCCCTACTGTTTAGTTCCTGCTCGCGCTTGTTCAACTCCGCTTCCTTGGCCGTATGTGCAGCCCCGGCGGCGATGACCTTCTCGTGCAAGGCTGCCAATTCGTCGTATTTCTGTTTGAGTTCCGCCAGGACATTTTTGGTGGCGGATGAATTGCTCAACAGGCCCACCAGGCCGTCGAGGGTATTCAACGAAGTGGATGGCGCGATCGCGGGAACCTGCAATGGCGGCTCGGAAACCGGCGCCGGACCGTCGACCAGTTCGTAAAGCGGCGTGTCCTCAAAGTGGCTGGTGCGGATCGCGGTGCGGATCGGCCCTCTCATGCCGTCAGGAATCTCCACCACGTCACCCGCCTCGTGGATGGCACCGCCGATGAACGCGCGTTCCTTCAATCTGATCCTTTGCATGGTCAAGCCGCCTTCTCGCCGTCGCCGTAGAAGCGCTTCCTTCGCGCTTCCGATTTTGCCAATTGCCCTTCGGCGTCTTCCTCGTCCTCGTTCTCGGTGGCGAGATGCGTGATCTGCAATTCGATGCGGCGGCAAAGCTTCTTTTCGCCGTCGGTCGTCTCGCGTTCATTCTTCGAGACCGAAGTCACCTTGGCCATGGCGCAGAGATGGATCATTTCGCCAACCTCCGGCAGATCATCGCCCAGAGCGAGTTTCTCGATCGAGTCATCCTCGAGCGAGAGGCAAAGCCCATATGGATAGACCGGCACCGCTGGCGCATCGGCGATCTTGCTTGCCACCGTTGGCATCATCTTACCGACTTCCTCTTTGACTTCTTCCGGCGATTTCGCCATGTCGATCATCGTCGCAAAGTGTGCCATTTCTGTTTCTCCTGTTGGCCTTTTCAGGGCGATAATCCAAACAGATTGCGGACGTAAGTGTTGACTGCATCCGCGGCGAGTTCTGCGGGCCAAGTTCCTGGCGCTCGCGCCGCTGCGCTTTTGATGAAAGCCGCCGTCGTTGCCGCGCAGCCTCCCGCCAAAGACGCACAGTCTGCGAGTTGAGCGTTATAGGCGCCGATGGTTGCCGTAGAGAAACCGCTGGATGTGCAGGTATTTCCTGAAATCGTATTACTATCGGCATCGATAACGCTGGGACAAGTGCCCCAATCACTGATCGGGTTTCCAGTTAACGTAATGCCAGTGTATCCGGCAGATATATCCCACGCCCAAGCCGCACTTGTGCCGATGGTGCTGTTCGCCGTTACGTTGTTTGTTATATCGGCACCATTTGCTTGAATTTGGAAGCCCCACGAATTGGTTGAGGCATTTATGTTGTAATACGCTACAGAACTTGAAGTCCCATCAATCCCATTCAACCAGCTATTGTCGTTGATGATGCTAGTGGGGCACGCTCCTACGCAAGTAGTGCTACCGACGACACCGCCTGATGGACTGTCCGAGCAGACGTTATCCCGCATGGTAGCGCCGCCGCGAAATTGGAAGCAGCTCGAACTGGACCGCGTGCTGATATTTTGCTCGAAATCAGTTCCGGGATTGTCATCGTAGAGGTTGCGATCAAATTCATTCTGCCCAGCGTCAGCCCATTGAACAGTCGTTCCAGATACAGAGCTGGTCACGCCGATCGGGCTGCCGTAGGGGCAAGGAGCCGTGGCATCCTCTGGATCGTAAGTGCCGGTAGAGCTAGGGTTAACGGGCGTGATCTGGAATGTCCCGGCGCCTGTGTTGGTGTTGATGGTGCAGTAAAGCGTGTACGCAGTCAATCCGCTAGGTAGCGTGCCGCCAAACGCAACGAGGCTTGCGTCGGCTCCCGGCATGAATGCAAGCGTGCCGCCCCAAGTACAGGTTGTCGGGTTTGCGTTGCTGCACGACACTGGCGTCGGTGCGTTCAACGTAGCGTTCCAACCGTTGCTGTCAAAAAGATTCTGATAAGTCGTTTCGGCGCCATTTGCGGTGCCATTGTTTGTATACATCCCCTGAGCGCGGTTGGAAGTGCGATATGTATAGGCGTTAGGCGACCACGCATTTAAAATGATGTTACGACGCGTAAGAAATGTGTTGCCTCCATCAAACGGTTCGAGATCAACGTTATGACCAAAAAAACTGAATTTGCAATCTTCGATCAAAAACCAAGTCATTACATTGGGGCTGTTTATCAGATATATCCCCCATACGTCGGTGGCGGCGGCTGTATAATTATAGGCTGCATTTCCGGGATCGCGGCCAGGAGCGTAGAACTCGATACCGATGAATGCGATATAATTGCCACCACCAGCGCATTCAGTGCTGCCGGAAGTCATGTACCCGTTGCCGGTCGGTTCGACAAGTGGACGATTTCCCGAACCGTAATACGAGAATAGAAGCGGCGCCGTCGCCGATATTCCATTTAGCTTACAGGCAGAAAGGAAGTCTTGATTTGAAAAGGTGTCACCCATCTTCAGCAGCAACCAGTCGGCTGATGTCGCGCGTAATAAAGCTATACCCGCACTGATCGTTCCGCATTGAAAGCTATTAGCGGGTGGGGTTTGCAGCACTGGCGGTGTTTGTGCCGTACACGATCCGGTACTACCGTTCTCCACATAGACGATGCAGGTTCCGGTATAGTTGCTCGAACTGTTGCCGCAGCTTCCTGTGCCGATCGTCACACATTTCGTCGTAAAACTGTTGTTGTTGGAAGTCCAGCAGGGCGGCGTCGGCGACGACGGAAAATGCACCGTTTCCACGATGACATTGGCACGCGCCAATCCTATCATCGCGACCAGAGCACACAAGCCAAGAGAAATCCGCCGCATCATGTCGATACCAAAAATGTCACTATCACGTTGGCGAGTGCCGCGTCAGGCGATGCGGGTGCTACTACCGAAAGAACATCGTCGGCATTGAAAGTTTGCGCACCGGCAAATGTAAATGTCCCGGTTGCGCTCGAGGTGTAGCTAATGCTGCCGATGTTGCTGCCGTTCTTCAGGATGGAGAATATCGCCGTCCCGCTGCTCCCGGTTCCCGCAGTCGCTTTCGATCCCGTCAGATTGATCGGCAAAATGAACGTTCGTACCGCAACGAACGCAAATACCGTCGCGGAAGATGTCGGTTGTCCGGGATCGAAAAAGCCAAGATCGTAAATCGTGGACGCCGGGCCGGTCGCGCCGGTTGCTCCCGTCGCGCCGGCGGCTCCCGTTGCGCCTGCCGTTCCCGTTGCGCCCGCTGTTCCCGTTGCGCCGGTGGCTCCTTGAAGTCCGGTCGCTCCCGTTGCACCGGTCGCGCCGGTTGGCCCCGCCGCTCCAGTGGCGCCCGTGGCACCTGTATGCCCAGTCGCTCCGGGTGCTCCCGTGGCACCCGTCGCTCCAGTCGCTCCGGTTACGCCGACCCCAGGTCCGGTTGCACCGGTGGCTCCGGTCGCGCCTGGCGGACCTTGTATTGCCAATTGGAAGCCGCAAATAATTGCTCCCCACGCATTCAAGCCGAGGGCATACGAGGCCGAATAAGCAAGGGTATTTTTTGCAAGATTGATGAAATTTCCGCCGGCAATTTCGGTGTAGCGGTTTGCGGTAAGGTTGGCATCGGGAGGCGCCGCCCAGCCTACCGCTTGGGTAAAAGCATTCGAGCCTGAAAGCGAATTTGCCGAAGTGGCAGCGATAAATAATTCTCCATCATACGATGGCGCTCCCGAGGTCACCGACGGGTTGCCGCTCGTGGACGTTGCCGAGGCGACCGTGCCGATATCGAGTGGATTCGATGTGGCGAGCGCAAGGGGAACGTAACAGGCAGACATGGAGCTGCCATCGTTCGACGTGCCGCCGGGAACATAGGTCAACGTCGCATTGGACAAGGCAAGGCAGTTATAGGCGTAAAACAGCGTTAAGATACCATTCAGGCCCGCTAAACTTATTGATTTGACAATTAAATAACTGTTTGATCCATCGCCCAACGCACCGGAAGAGGCAACATTTGAGGTATTGTCGCCTGCTACAACGAGGATCAATGAACCCGCAGGGACATTAATTCCCGTCAGTGAAATGGGAGAATGATCACTTGCGGAACCGGTCGATCCAAGATCAACCGGAGCGTAAATCGAGGGGCCTGTCGGCCCTGTGACGCCGATGGGTCCAGTTGCTCCCGTAGCGCCCGTAGCTCCGGTAGCGCCCGTAGCACCCTGGAGTCCCGTTGCACCTGTGGCTCCGGTTGCGCCCGTCGGACCTGTGGGGCCGATTGCGCCGGTAGCACCGGTAGCGCCCTGCAGTCCGGTCGCACCTGTGGCTCCGGTCGCGCCAGTGGCACCCGTATCGCCCATGGCGCCGGTCGCCCCGGTCGGGCCGCCAGGAGCACCCGTAGCGCCCATGGCCCCGGTCGGGCCTTGCGCGCCGGTGGCCCCGGTTGGGCCAGCGGCTCCCGTGGGACCGGTAGCGCCGGTCGGGCCTACCGAAGTGCCGGTCGCGCCAGTCGCCCCGGTTGATCCTGGAGATCCCGTAGCGCCCGTCGCTCCGGTAGCGCCTGTCGGCCCCGCTGGACCGGTCGCGCCGGTCCCGGTCGCGCCGGTTGCCCCGGTCGATCCTGATGTTCCCGCGGCTCCGGTCGCGCCAGTGGCTCCGGTGGCACCGGTATGGCCGGTCGCGCCGGTTGTTCCGGCAGGAGCGCCGGTAGCCCCGGTGGCGCCGGTATGCCCGGTCGCCCCCGTTGCGCCCGTGCCGGTAGCTCCAGTGTGACCCGTAGCACCTGTAGCACCCGTCGCACCTGCGGCACCCCTTGCGCCGGTCGCACCTGTGGCACCTTGCAGCCCGGTGGCGCCGGGTGCGCCGGTGGCGCCAACTCCGGTCGCCCCCGTCGCTCCGGTCGCGCCTGTGGCGCCCGTGGGGCCGCCGGGAGCACCTGTGGCACCCATGGTCCCGGTGGCACCAGTCGCGCCTTGCGCACCGGTGGCTCCGGTAGCGCCGGGGGAACCGGTAGGACCAGTAGGACCGGTGGGGCCTACCGAGGTGCCGGTCGCGCCGGTTGATCCGGTTGACCCAGGCGAGCCCGTCGCTCCAGTAGCGCCCGTCGCTCCAGTAGCGCCGGTCGCCCCGGTTGGACCGGCTGGACCGGTTGCTCCGGTGGCGCCTGTCGCGCCGGTGGGACCGCCAGGAGCACCTGTAGCGCCCATCGTTCCGGTAGCGCCCGTTGCGCCTTGCGCGCCCGTAGCGCCGGTAGGGCCAGCGGCGCCGGTCGGACCGGTAGGACCGGTAGGACCTATCGAGATTCCTGTCGCGCCGGTTGATCCCGTTGACCCCGGCGAGCCCGTCGCTCCAGTAGCGCCCGTAGCTCCAGTTGCGCCGGTCGCCCCGGTTGGACCGGCTGGACCGGTTGCTCCGGTGGCGCCGGGCGTTCCCGGCCCTCGTACAACGAGCGGACTGGGAAGCAGAGTTCCTGCGTAAAATACCGGATCTTCATCGGTCATTTGATCAACAACGTGCTCGATGTAAGAGCCACGCCGGCGGAATAGCCGGTGTTGCCCGGCGTTAGCGTGCCATCGCCATCGATGTAGTAATGCGCTCCCGCAGTGAGCCCAGAGAAACCGTTAGCGATGCCGTTCAGTGTGACGGTGCAACTCTGAGTCGCCGTGCAGGCGCTTGAAGCAAACCCGATCGGCGTTGAGTTGATCGGCTCGAAAGTGATGACGCGGGCGGTGAAATTGTTGGCGCCGTCTATCAGCAGCGCCAAGGTCTGCGTTGAACTAATCGCGGCAAAGCCATAAACTTGAATACCAGGATGAGCAATCGGCTGTGAAATAACACCTGCCGATGTTTCCTCGTAGAGATTCCACAATCCGTCGAGCCACATCATCGAAGACGTGCCCATGACGATCAGCGGTGGAAAGAGCAAGGTCGTTCCGCTGGGATTAGCGTTGGAACTGTTGAAATTATTAGAACCCGGAGAGAAAGGTACTTGTATCGGGCCACCTATTGTCGGCGTGATCGTCGTTCCACTCACCGACGCAATAGTTGGCGTCGTTTGACCCGCATAAACCGTAAAGGCCGTCGAACTGAGAACACCAATATAGACACTGGGAAAATTGATCGGATTGTTCGCAGGGACCGACTCATACCAAAATGGCAATATCGTTACTTGAGTGCCGAAAGTGATGCTGGTGCCCGAGATAGAGCCGATGGCGGCTTGGGTTGTTCCCGCAGTGCCATCGGTGGCAACACTACCCCACACGACGACGAAGTGCGATGTGTCCAGAAAGGCTCCATTTATGACACTGCCAGTGGCAACCTTCGACCCAGTAATCGTTGCTGGTGTGCCGGGAGTAATGACACCCGCCGAAATACTGCCTACGGTCGCATTCACTTGTTGGCTGCTGTCAACGTAAATCAAAACCGGCGCAGTGGCACTCGCTCCAGGTACGGCAAAAGCAACATTCGCGCCGAGATTCGTGTCTTCTGGTGTTCCTAGCGTAATCGTTGTGCCTGAGACCGTGCCAGAAACGAAATAAACCTGACTCGAAGTTAGGTAGGCAAAAATGAAAGCCGACGATGAAAGCCGAGTAAGTCCAATTCCTATTGAGCCTTGCTGTACCATAGAAGACGCGGCTACTTCGACGGCGGTGCCCAAAGTAATCGTCGTGCCAGAAATCGATCCGACTTGTAGATAGAGATTGCTACTACTGTCCTGATAAGCATAGATGAAATGTGTCGAATCAAGTGGAGCTGCGGCAACGGCGTTCGTCAATCCTCCGGTGGCGTTTGCCGAACCGACTGTGATAGTCGTTCCTGAGATACTAAGAACTTTCGCGCCGAGGCCGGGAGTCCCGTTTGCCCCGCCAGCGTTGGCAGACGAGAAAGCTATTAGGGTCGTATCACTCAGCGAAATAGTAGACGGCGCCCATCCCGTCAACGTCGATTGCGAAGGAAACACCGTCACTGTATTGGCGATACTCGGCGCCGCCGCGAAAGTCTGCACGGCATTGCCGGATGAATCGATCGAAACCGCCGTGCCAGCGGCGATGTTGGTATCGGCAGTGAGGGTAACGACGCTATTCGCCCCGATCGCCGAAATTATTCCGCCGGAACAATTCGTGGTAGAGCCATCACATTCGAGAATTCCCGGCGCGCTATTCGTTCCGAGCGGGACAGCACCACTGCCGCCGCCCGGTTGAATCTGCGCCAGCGCGGGCGATATCCCCAAAAGCAGCGAGAAGAATAATCCCGAGATTGCCTTGCGCATCATTGTATCCCATAAAAGCTGACATCGAGCGTCATCGATCCGGTCTCGGGGATGAGCTTCACCGCCGCCAAAGCATTTCCGCCTTTGACTTGCGACGTGAAATAGATCGGCGTCGAAGCAGCAAGTGGCTGGCCGATCGAGGCTGTCGGCGCGGTGCCGTCATCGCGCCAGCGCGCCGTTTCGCCCTCGACCTGCACCACGGCGAAAACGCTTCCCTTCGGAATACCGCTTGCACAGGCCCCAGCACCAGAGCTCAAGCCCACCGCGGTCGAGACGCTGGTCTGCTGGCAGAAGCCTAACGAAAGCATCGGGCTTTGCAGCACCCAGCTTTTGGCCGGCAATTGCTGCGCCTGCGCCCCGGCAATCATGGCGGCAAATGCCAGCGCAAGAGCAACGAACAGCGCGAGTTTCATTGTTGAACTCCGTGATTATTGGCGGCTTCGATTTGTTTCACGAGGGGGAAGGGATTACGGTGCGGTCAACCTGTCATCGGCAAATTACAATGCCAACAGAAGATATTGTCTGGATTGTTGTAGGCCTGACAACCTGCGCACTGCCATTCGCGATTTGGGCTGTCACACCAAAAAGCATAGATCTTCGCTGCTTCAATGACATCCAGATCGCCTTCGGGATCGTGCTCACTACGCCATTTGTCAAAAGCCTCGAAGGCTTCCGCCATGATTTCATTGCCACTCCGCGGATCGTTGACCGAATCCGCCCCATCAGTTCGCGCATTCATCTCGTGATCCATCCTCTTAATTATTGGCGGCTTCGCCCGATTGGCGGGATTGGTATGGCCGCCCGAAGGCGGACCCGGTCTGCCACCGCACTTCATCGGGCGCGTGTTTGACCTGCGGGCCGCCGGCCGAGCAGGCGAAGGAGAGGCAGATCGGTAGTCCCTAGCCGGCTTGCGCGCCGGCAACCATAGGCGGCGTTCCCGCCGCAGCTCCGGCACCGGCGGTATTCATTGGCGCCGCAGCAGGCATTCCGCCAGGAGCACCGGCACCGGGCGCAGGAGTAGCCGCCTCGCCGGCTTGACGTTCGGCCATCTGCGCCATTTCGTCTTCGTGCGCCTTATGCAGATCCTCGCGCGCCTTGGCGTGGCGCTGATGCGTCTCGCCGCGTTCGCGGGCGTGACGCTCATGCGTAGTCTCGGCCTTGGCTTCACCCTTGCCGCCGTCCTTGCCTTTGCCTTTGGATTTATACCACTTGGAGCTATCGACCATTGGAGGGTTCCTTTGTTTCACGAGGGCGGAGGGATTACGGTGCGGTCATCGCTTCGCAGCGAGTTCAAGAGCCTTATCAACCAAAAGATCGCGCAATCGTTGGTTTTCATCGATCAATCGATCGTTCTCCACAATTTCATTGGCGATTTTGATTTTCAACTGCCTAATTTGATCCCGCAGCGCATTGTTGACCGAATCCGGTCCATCAGTTCGCGATGGGCTATCGTGACCCATTATGTTTTCCATACCATCTTTCACTTCTAGTCTTGCTCAACTTGAAGAACTTGCACCAGCCCGTAGGAGATATCTCGCCAACGACGGCGGAACAGCGATCAGGTTCGCGGAACATGGTGCATTTCCCGCAGCGTTCGCCCTCTTTCGGATGGCCTTGATATTTGGCCTCGGATTTACTCGCCTTTGTGGTCATACCACTTTTCGGAGCGGGATTTATTCGGCTTCTTGATGGCGCCGGAAGCGCCCATCAAATTGAGCGCGAGATTGGCTTGCTTGCCTAATGAGCCACCAGCGTCTTTTTTCTCTCGGGCGAAAGCCTTGGTGGACATTCCAGCTTCTTCGGCCTTCCTCCGGAATTGTCCATGAGCGTTTTCTGTTGCTCCCTTGATCCATTTCTTTGACTTCGCCATAATATCTCGTTCCTTGTCAGGATGATCACCCCGTAGGGACGCCGACGCAGCGGATAACGTCTCACTTGTTCTTGCCGTACCACTTCTCAGAACGGTTGCCGTCTTTCTTTTTCGCTGGCAGCTTGCCGCCTTCATCGGCGGCAGTGAATTCCTTGGCGACGCCGGGCTTGATGCCGCGCTTATTGGCTTCCTTGGGATTATTCTTCGCCCACCACATCAGGCGGCGCTGCGCTTCGCTGACCGGCGGCATTTATTTTATCCGTTTCCGTTCGTCGAAGACAGCGCGAACTAAATCGCTGATAGAGATACCCGGCCCGCGTGGGCTATCCGCCAGGACGGCACCGATATCATGAAAACGCGCGGCGATGCCCTTCGCGATTTGCTCTATTTGCTTTTCAGTCATTTATCACTCCTTTCGATCGCTTGCCGTAACCAACGGCGCGTCCCGCGCAACCGCGGCTCAAAGGGAAAAAGCGCGACGGCCAGATCTGCCCGCAGCATGATTTCCGATCCCATTATCGGGGGACCGAAGAAGATCGGCGCCAGCGTCAATTCGGCCGCCATATTCGTGATCGCAAACGCCAATGCGACGGCGAGCCAAGTGCCCCGCAAGCAGGAAAGCCAGAAAGCCGGTCGCCGGAACATGGAGCGGGAAAGAGACGATGGCCTCGACGGAAATAGCCACAAATGCGGCACGTTCGCCCCGTTCCCCATTTCCATATTTGAGCATCAGCACGAAGATTGCCAGGAGCGGCAGCGCGCCGATGACGCCGAACTCGGCCAAGACTTGCAGCAGGTCGCTGTGGGCGAATTGTTCGTTCGGATGCACCGCGAGGAACCAGCCCAAGCCCTGCGGCCAAGGTCGGATCGCCATGGCGGTGGCACCCCAAAGCACCATACGCAAGCCGCCGGTCGAAAACTTCTCAGCACCGAACACGAATAACATCGCAACAGCAGCGAGCGCGATCGGCACCAATGTCAGACATTTGGTCTGCCAAGGCACGCGCCACGCCGCTAGTAACCCGACCGCGACCGAGGCAAATGCGACTCGGGAGTCGCATAGTGCCACCGGAACGATTGCCGCCAGGATGCAGAGCCACTCGCGGCGGACGATTGCCCAGACCAGGAGCGGCGCGGCAAACTCCGCCAAAACCTCGCGGCTAAAGAACAATCCGGCCGGGACCGACGCTTGCGGCACTACCGACCAGCCGGACAACTGCCAAAGGCAAAGCACGGAGGACAGGACTAACCCCGCACATAGCCCACGGAGAGCCGGTGTGATGCTCTGGAAGCCCGATGAGACCACGAAAACGCCAGCGAATGCCACGAAATAGAAAAGTTCGAGAAGGCCGCCGCGCCGATCCGGTGATTGCAGAACTGACAGCGCCGCAGCGGTCAGCGCCGCCACGAGCAACCACAAAATCGGCCTTGTCAGCGCACGGGGATCGATTTTGCCGACAAGCGCGACGCCGATTGCGACGACGGCCCAACGCGGCACAAACGCGGCACTAAGGATTCCAGGCCAATACGCGATAGCGACCAGGAATCCCCAGATCAATAGTCTTAATCCCGGTCCCATGTGTTATTCGAGAGGCTGTAGAGATAGCACGCCGCCACGTTGGCGGCCAGACTGGTCACGGCATTGTTGACGGTTTGCGCGACGGCACCCTTGTTAAGATAAAACGCCGTGATGATCTGGCTCGAGAAAATGCATTCTCTTGCCCCATCCGACGGTGCCGGCGCCAGCGTCACATAGCCTGCCGCCAGAGTGCCCGACGGATTGAGTTCCATGTAGGACGTGGCATTGAGGAAGGTATACGAAAATCCTGTGAGCGGGGCATATTTCTGATAGCCGCTGGTCGAGGTCAATTGCGACGGATAGGCGTAGGTGAAGGATGCCGTGCCGCCGCGGTAGATCTGGATCAAGTCGGTGGAAAGAATGGACGACAGAATTTGCCCGGCGTTCTGTGACCATGACGGACCGACAAAGATACCGCCAAGCACGGCTGCGCCAACCGACATCGAGAGAGCGGCGGCGATGAGCGCCTTGCGTCTGATGTTCATCATTTCAGTCCGCCGCTACGCGGCGCTCCTGTGAGGGTTGGGATTATGGGGTAGGCGGCAAGCCGCCCAATGTAGAAACGCCGATCGGGGACGCTGGTGACGCGCGGCGCACGCCGCCCTTGGGCGCCTGGGCGCCATGCAGGCTGCCGGGACCGGCGTTCGCCATCTGCGCCACCTTGGCGCCGAGGATCGGCGGGGCGCCGGATTGGCCCGACTGCGAGGCAAAGTTATGCTGCAGGCCAGGAAGCGATCTGGCGTCCTTGCCGTCGCGCCGGATTTTCAGTTCCTCGCAGAGCTTGATCAGCGCCGTCTGGTAGGCGATCGGATCGAGCTTCTGCACGTCCGGGTTCTTGGCGAGTATCTGTGAGGCCTCCGCCATGTCGCCGATATCGAAGGATGCGCGGTGGGTCGGTAGCGAAGCCGCCCATTTGGCCCATTTCAATGCCGCGGCGCGGTTCAGTGGCTCGGTCTGGTAGTTCGGCGTGATGTCCATGACGATGATGGAGCCTTCCTCGTACCAGGTGCCGGAAGTGCCCTTGCCGTAGAAGCCATCGGCGGCGCAACGGTAGCAGGCGTCCTGCTCCCGGATCATGTTGTTGCCGTCGCGCATGGCGAACTGCACCGGGAGTTCGGCGAAGCCGTATTGCGCCAACAGCGCCTCGTCGCCATCGGCGGATGCCTCAAGCGGATTGCGGGTTTTCTCGGTCATTGTGTGTCCTTTAGAGGAAAGGGAAAAAATCTCGCGGCTCCCTGTGAGCTTCTCCGGCCGAGCTGGCGTGCCGTCGGGGTGGCGTTACTTCCCATCCTCCGGGACTTTCTCCCGGCGCTCACGCCAATGGGGGCATTTTATCCAGTGGCCGCGTGTTTCCACGCCGCCGCGAGAAGTTACCGGCCGCCACTCAGGCAACGGCCGGGTACGGAGATCAGTAGTTCGACGGATACTGCCCAAGGCTCGCTTGCGCCGAGGTGCCGCCGAGGTTGATGTAGGACGTGATCGTCAGCCCGGCAAAGTTCGAGCCGCCGACGGTGAAATAGCCCTGGATGAACCGGGGCAATGCCAATTCGACCTGCCGTCTCGGCAGATCGAACGCGGCGAGCCGGATCGAGGACAAGATCGAGGCCAACGGAATCGCCGCAGTCTCGATATAGGTGGTGAAACTCAGGCCCGAGATGGTGCCGCCACCATTGTCGGGAGCGCCCTGCATGGCAATTTGCAGCGAGGTCGCGGTGATCGGCGTGCCGGAGCCGGAGAAGAACTCCAGCGCCGGCGTACCCATGCCGCGGCCGAGCCCCAAGTCTTCGCCCCAATAGTACGTCGTGGGGTTGTTGGGGGCGCCGATGATGGCATTCGGCGGCACCGTATAGGTGCCGCTTGTCGAGTTGTAGAGAGCATGCGTAAGCATGTCGTAGGTGAAGGTGGTGGGCGCGCTCGCCGTGACGACCTGCGCGGTCCCGAGCACCAAGTTCTGGTCTTGGAGTGCCATGGTGATGATTTCCTGTGTTCGTGTTTCGGGAAGCGTCAGACGACGCGCGCTTCGGTCGACAGCAATGCGTCCTGCACGCCGATCGGCACGTTGCGCCAGTTCACGATCGGTCGCCCGGCGTAGTCGGTGGGCGACAAGAGCACGTTCCGGTCGCGGATGGCTTGAATGTCCATCGACGCCCGCACGATGCGGTTGACGTAGATTTTCAGCCGGATCGCCGGCGCCACCTTGTCGGGAGCGTCGCTGTGGGTGATGCCGGAGACCGTGCGCCCTGCAGTCGGCAGCCGCACGATCGCCCGCGCCATGATGGCGAAGAGGTCGGGCGGCGTCGGGCCGAGAAGCCCGGCGGTCGTGGTGTCGATGTTGCACATCCGCACCGTATAGCGCCAGTCCTCGACCACGAGGCCGAGCTGCCACTGGAACAGCGATGTGTAGGCTTCGAAGCGCTGGAAGTTGGCGTCGAAGCCGGGCACGACGTCGCCCTTGTCCTCGAATACCAAGCCACCCTTGGAACCCTTCGGGTAGATGCCGTAGGCGGTGGAATCGCCCCAGCCGATGAACCAGAGGGACGCATTGCTTGAGCCGGTGCCGCCGCAATCGAACACGTTGACCGCATTCTGCGCGGTCGTGGTGGCGACCGTATTGTAAAATGGACTCCAGCCGGTAAACTGCTCCGGCGTCGTCCAGGAGTTGCCGTAGGCGAGCGTCGTGGATTGCTGCTGGGAGAGGCCCTCCATGTGGGCCACGTCCTCCTTCTCGCGGCGGACGCTTTCCTGGCCACCGAGGCGGCAGAGCTCGCGGTCGACCTGCGAATAATCGCGCAGGAGCGACATGCCGAACTCAAGCTGCGCGGCGTTCGATGCCGCGTAGGGCGTGCCCTGGTAGTAGCGGATATAGGTGCCCTTGGGGAGTGCGGTGCGTACCGTGGTGACGTGGGTGGTCAGCCCGTTCGCCTCGACAAGAGGCATGTCGTCGACCATTTCGTTGCACTGGGAGAGAAGTTCCGCCATGTCGGCGATTTTGCCGTCGGGATCGACCATGCGCCCGATATCGGCGAGGGTAAGATAGGCCATTTTGTACGACTCCGTAGGACCATGCGGCGCATCGGTCCGGGGGAATCGCGCTTGGGCTTCGTTCCTGCGAAGCGGTTTTCAGGTTTGACGCGAGGGGACGCTATGGCGCCGTAGCGGCGCCGTTGCCCATGCTCTCCTTGTACCAGCCGGTCTGGCCGGAACCGGGCTTGCCCTTGGGCATTGCCGGCGCCTTCGGATTGGCGGGCACGCTGGAATCTTCGAAGACGTTGGCAAAAACCGCGATATTGTGCAGCAACCGCACCAGCCCGACATAGTTGCCCATGCCGTTGCCGGTACCTTCGTTGATGTGCCGCCAGAGTTCGGCTTGCTGCTCGGCGGTGCCGCCGAATTCCTCGACCACGGCTTTCGCCATGCTCAAGGATGTTTCGAGACGGTTGCCGCCCAACACGGGGTCTTTGCGCAGATTGCTCTTCCAGGTGTCAATCTGCCGGTCCCAGACTTTCCTTTGCTCGACGCGCAGATCGTTTTCCAGACGCTTTCGGTCCTCTAGGTAGAGGTCGACGAGCTTCTGGGCGTCTTCCTGCGGGAGCTGGCGGGTGCCCACGATTTCTGTGAACTTCGCCACTTCCTTGTCGTCGAGTTTTACGCCGTCGGGAACCTTGAACGCTTCGTACTTTACCGGAGCCGGGGGCTGCGCCGCAGCCGTGGCGTCTTTTGCCGAGTCTGGCGCTTTTGCAGCATCGGCAGCCTTTGTTACGTCTGGGGCTGCTTTCGTTGCATCAGCCGGGGTCGGCGTTGCATCCGGGGCAGCCTTTGTTGCATCGGCCGCCTTGCCGTCAGGCTTGGCTTCCGTTGGCTTAGGCTTGCCCGCCGCCGCCTCGAGAAGAGACGGCGTGGATTCGGGGGTGGATGGCGGGGAGCTGGGGGCTTTCCCGCCATCCGCGCCGGGGGTGGGCCCGGCGGTTTTAGCGTCGCCTGTGGCTGGGGCGGCGACGCTATCCGATTTCGCTCCTGTTGCGGGCGCGACCGGCGCAGCGGTGGAGGGTGTGGCTGGTTGTGGCGTAGCCGTGGAAGATGGCGCCGCAGCCGCAGCACTGGAGTCCGTAGTCGCGGCAACGCTCGCTGCCGAGGTAGAAGTTGCCAAGCCAGACGAATTCCCATCCGGCGCCGTCGTCGTCGCGACGGCCGGCGTAGGGGATGCGGGAACGGTGGAGGGTGCGGTTTCAGGAGGCATTGATCACCTATTAGGCGGCGTTGCTTTTTGCTTCTGTCGAAAGCATTTTCCGAATGACGGTCACGAAATCCAATAGCTGCACGGCATTGGAGAGCTTCATTAGAACGCTGCCAGTTTCATCGCAAACCTTCCACGATGTTGGATCGTAGGTTTCTGGATGCGGCCAAAAAATGCGCCAGCCGTTTTGCAGCGCATAATAATTGCACTCTGCCACGCCGTTTTTGGTGCGAATCCAGCCTTTTTGCAGGTTCATTTCTTCTTGTCCTTCTTCGGCAATGCTGGCCCGCCCGGATAGCCGGCCGGCGGCGGCAGATCGTCGACCAACTTCAATTCGCCTTCGCTCATCGGTCTATTTTGCACTTCACGGTTTCGTTCCTCGCGCCGGCGCACTTCGTCCAACCGGGCTTCTTCCTCGCGCTGTTCCCGCATCATCTGCACATAGAGATCGGGCGAGGCATCCATCGCTTCCATCATCAGCCGCTTGCCGATGTTCTCCTGGCCCAACTGGAAGGCGGTCATATCCGGTTGTCCGGGAGCAAATGTGATGCCAGCGGTCAAGCCAGCGCCGTAGATGTGGCACATTTCCAGGCGGCGGTAAAGAAACGCGCGGCCTTTCTTGGTTTGCATGAGGAAGCGCAGGATATCTGCGTCCTCGCGGGCCTTGCGCTTGCTCTCCCGGTCGGCATTGGCAATGGCCGCCGGATCGGTGGCATCGAAACTCTCAAGCGCCAAATCGTCAGGCATTCAAGGCGACCGGCTTGATGATCGTCGGCACTTGCCCGAGCGATGGTGTTTTAGCCATTTCCGCCCACGCCAGAAACGCCTTGATCATGCGATAATCGTTGCCGTAATTGGTGGCGTCGAGCCATTCGAACAGGCCGGGCAGATTGCGGGATTCCGAGAGAAAGCGATTGAGTTCGATCAACAACGGCGCGATGCGGTTCTTGATATCCGCCAACTTTGGCCCAAAGTAACGCACGCTATGGCCCTGCGCTTGCTTGCCGGGAATGACGGCCAAGGCTTCCCGCATTTTGCCGCGCAATGGTGGCGGGATTCCATCCATCAGCGCGCGGCGGAAGGCCTGATCGATCATGCTATCGACAAAGACTAGGCCATGACGGCGGACAACTTGAAATGGTTTATGCACTTGTCAATGTCTCCATCGTCACCCGGCCAGGAACGCCCAGGCGCGAAAAACCAGGGGAAGTTGCGGAGATGTCAACTTCACCGGGGACGATGGAGCCCGAGGTTTGGTTGCATCGCGCTTAGTCAATCCGCGTTCCTGCGCGGGTGTTTCACGGATCACGGAGCGATTACGGTGCGGTCAACGTCTCGCTGCGCAATCACGCATTCATCAGCGTATTGAGTTGCTCGATCGTTTCCACGACGTTCATCGGAAGCCGCGGTGAGCCGGTATCGGACGGCCCCGATCGGAAGTGAATGATGGCACTTTCCGGGCCGGGCACTGCCGCAACGGCAGCGACCGCCGGCACTGCCGCAACGCCGGGCTTGGCTGGAATTGCAGGCGTGGTCGCAGTTGCGGGCACAGCCGGAATTGGCGGAATCACAGGACTACCGGCAACGGCGGTGACCGCCGGCGTGCCCGGCGCGAACACCTGATCACAGCGGGCGATGGTGTCAACCATGAGCAAAACTGGCTTCGGCGCCGGAGGGGTTGCGGGAGTTGCCGGAGTGGCGGGCGCCGCTGCCGATCCAGTGGTGATCTTTGCCGAACGCTCCACGCGAGACGCAACTGCCGCCGGCGGTAGCACGTGGACGATGATGCTCTGAGCCATTTGGATTTTCCTCTTGGTTAGGGTTGCTTCACGGATTGGGGAGTGATTAGGGTGCGGTCATCGATGGTTTTTGTCTGCATTGCGGACAACCGCTGGGCATTCTTCGGTGCGACCCGAGGGACAAGACTCGTGGGGGATTCCGTTATTTTTAATGCTCTCTCATCAGCTTTGCTGTGGCGCACAGTTGACCGATTCCGGTGATGCAGACGCGCTGCGCTATCGTGATCCGATCAATAACCGATCAGGATCGAGACGAAGAGATAAGAACTGGTAAATCCGACCAGCGCCAACAAAATCTGTGCCATGATTCACCTATTCGATATACGGCGCATACTCGCCCATGATCTTGACGCCGAGGTCGATAAACGGTCGACCGATTCGGTTACGCACTCGCTGCAACCATGAAAGCGGTGTTGGTTCGTAACCTTCGATCAAAGGATTCGGCTGCATCAGCATCTCGGCGGCTTGCCGCGCATAGTGGTCTGTGCTCCGCGCCGACTGCTCGTGCCATTCCTTCAAGGTCAGCATCTCAATGCCTCGAATATCCAGTCGGCAGGATCAACTTGCCTCCCGGCTTAGATGGTAGCCAGGTTTTCCGATTTCTAGTCTTCCGATCAAGTTCCTCGACTTGCCCGGCCATGGTCGACCACCACAAATCGCCGCGGTGGCAGGTCGCCAGTTGCCGCATGCCGCCGGCAACTTGGACTAGACCATCATGGAACCGGTCGCGCGCCTTGCGCCAGTTCATCGGATCGCCGCGCACTGTGCTCGTCTCTTTTTCCTTCATCGCCAAGCCAAGTCCGGCCTTTTGCACGCAGATCCGTCGGCACTTGTCCAAGTTAAAGCAGAAGGTGTGCCATTGATCAGCGTTCTCGGGCTCTTGCTTGAGCAGATGCGCCGCGGCGTCGGATGCGATCTTCAATCCCTCGATGACACGCTCGTAGGACTGCTTCTCGTTCATCAACGAGCCTTGGCGGATAGGATCGCCGGAGGCATCGGTCGGGATCGGCGCTGGGGCGGGCGCCGGCTTGCCGTCGGGGGTCCTAACTTCGTCAGCCATGACGCGCCCTTATTGTTCGCAATGCGCCCATCGCGGCATAAAGCGCATCGCGCTCCGATTGAATCATCGGGTGATAGGCAATGAGCATTTCGAGGCAATCGTAGGATTGATCGAGCGATGCCATGCGCGCCGAGTGCTCGCCGAGCTTTTCGCGCTGATATTCGATTTGCGCTTCTGGGTCAGCAAACATTTTGTCTGGTCGCTTCAGGTTTGATTCCGGCACATGCGGCATGTCATCCAAAATCCCATTGCGAGAGAAGCTCATAGCTTCCGGCTTGAGCCATTTCCCTTGCGGAAGTTCTGTGCGAATTTCGGGATTGCCCGTGGCATTGGGGGCGTACACCATCGGATCGCCGATGGGATTGCCAGCTCTCAGGTTTGATTCTGACACATGGAGCATGTTACGATCCTCGATAGTGCGATGGTCTACCCATATGCGCTGTACATCGCCGACGCCGCCAGGCGCCCACGGCCCTTTTCGTATGCCTTCGGCGAGCGGAGGTCCACCGGGCTGGCCCGGTGCGCCTGTTATCCTGCGGGCGGCATCGGCCACCCGTCCCCGCATTGCGCTCAGTTCGTGTCGGTCCTTGTCGGTCAAAGCCATGACGATCCCCTACTGCAATAATCCCGTTGCCCCCGGCGCAGCGCCGCCCATGCCGCCCTCGATCTGCAGCGCGTTCAATAGCCCGCCCGGATCGATTTGGGAAGCATCCTTGGCCGCCTTGGCGACTGCGGGCGCGGTATGGGTCGCCGCCTGCATCAGTTGGGCCTTCTGCGCAGCTTCCGCATTGGCTTTCGCCTTTCCGGCGCGAAGCTGTGCGACTTCTTCGACGCCGCGCATGGCCTTGACGGGGAAGTTGGCCTTCTCGAGATAGATGCGCAGCCATTCGTTGACATCGACGTTATCCGCCGGCGATTGATCCGGAAACGCCTGTTGCAATTGCGTGGCAACCTGCATGCCGCGTTCCATGGAGGCGGATTCGGCGCCGCGCTGCGCTTGGGCTATCATGGAGTCGAACTCGACATCCAACGGGATCCCGCGCAAGCTATCCGGCATCGGCGGCAACAATCGGCGGCGGGCCATGATGGAGATGACGCGGCGCCAATCCTCGGCGAGCTCGTTCTCGATGCCCTCGACCACGGGGCCGAGCACTTGCAGTTTCTCGCCTCTTCGCTCGGCAATTTCCATCTCGTTTCTCGGCTGCACGCCCTCAATATTTTCCATCATCTGGAACAGATCGTTGAAGAACCACTTTTCCACCCGGACCTCGATTTTCTCGATGAGCGCCGTCATGTCGGCGATGTCGAGCTTAAGGTCGAATATCGATTTCATCCCCTGCTGCAGGTCGGCGACGTAGGTCACCTTGCCGGGATTGATCGAACTCGGTTGGTTCTTCAGTCCGACCGTCGCCAACATCGGCGGCCGGACCATCTTTTCGATGGCTTCGGCCTGCCGCACCGTCATGGTGTGGAGTTGAAGAATGTCTGGTAACGCATCCATCCCAGGGGAGCGGCCGTAGGCATCGTTACTGACAGTTGTCCATCGGGGCGCAATGAAAGGCTTATTGCGAAAGCCTCGTACCGAGATCGGCTTCGGCGTCGAGCGGCCCCAGAGCCAATAATACTCGCGATACGCAAAACCGCCGGGGACGACGCCGAGGTTGTGGGCTTGGCCGGGCATTTCCGCGGCAAAGTTTGGTTCGATCGCATGGGCAACGATAAACTCTCTTTCAAGCGAGGCACCCTTGTTCTCCCAGTTGGTCTGTACCTCGGGGCCAACATTCTCCAGCCCGAACATCTGTACGATCTGCATCACGGTCAAGACGAAGGTGCGGTAGAACGAATTAATCCTGAAATCTGACCCGGCGCCTAAATAATATTCGCCGGCGCAAGGATTATAGCAGCGGATGATGTTTTCGCGGTCCTCGTACATAATCTTCGGGGCGGTGCCGAAGACTGTCAGATCCTCGAACATCTGGGTCGCGGACTGGTAATAGTTCGACCCGGAAAATACCCGGTAGATGCGGTCGTTGACCTCGGCGAACCATAGTTCCCCGGCGCGATCAGGACGGAAGTCGCGCAGCCCGGCTTTGACCTTGCCCCATGGCCGCGACGAACTCATGACGCCGGAGCGTATGCCGGCGGTGCAGACCCGGAGTGCCTGGGCGGCGGTCGGGTCTTTGATCGCCCCGTTGATGGCGAGGCCACGGGTCATCGTATTGGGAACGATCAGCCAATGATAGCGCCGGGGAAGTATCGCCTCGGCTAATCGCGCCCAATGCTCCCACCAGGATAGCCGCCAGTTGCGCAGCGCATAAAGCCGCTGTTCGAGCTGCAGGCGGAAATCGTTCCAGTTCTCGTCTTCGTGGCCGTACCAGCTTTGCCGGGCGAGTGCGGGTGCTTGAGCAAGGAGGGAAGCAGATGCGGCTTCGTAATGGGCAAAGCCTTCAGCGTCTTCGAATGCCATTGCGGCGCTTTACGATGTCTGCCCGAGCAGGTTAGGCTTGGCCGTCGGTGTCGCGGTTGTTCCTAGTCCCTGCCCGCCGGTAAGATCGGTGCCGGCAAATCCAGCGCCGGCGGCAGCGGCGGATTGAGCCTTCGCTTGCGCGCCTGCTTGCTGTACGGCACCTGAGGCAATGGTGGGAGGTGCCGCTGCGGGAGGGAGAGGCGGCGGTGGCGGTGGAGTGGAAATGGAAGGCGGGGAGAAGAGGGACATTTCAATACCTCAGAGGATCATAGTCGGACGTATAGAACGTTGGCTTGCGGCTTTGCATCTCGATTTCAAGGAATACGCGCTCGGCCAGTGTCATGGTATTGAGGCAACTTTCGATCTGTGCGGCGCGTTCCATGGAGGATGAATGGTGGAGCGGTTTCGGCAGGGTTGAATCGAGGAAGCTCATGAGTTCGAGGCGGGCTTGCATGGATTCTTTTGAGTGTCCGGTGGGAGCGCCATTGCCGTGGCCGGGAGATTCACGGCCGGGACGATAGAGTGATTTTATTTCGGACATTTGTCACAGGTTTCCGCAAATCGAGGCAGCAACGGAATGCGCTTGCCATCTTCCTCGTACCACCAGCAATTGCCGGTGATGGTTTCGGCTTCGGCGTAGAACGTGCAGCCCCAATGATCCATGAGTTCTGGCTGTGGAATATATTTTATTTCGGACATTGGATCACGGATTGGGAAGTGATTACGGTACGGTCATCTGGGGCCCGGTAGCGGGTCATAGTCGCTTTCGAATGAGTTCAATTGCCCGCGGCCGGTATGCCAGAGGTTCGCGGGACGCACGACGGCGCGCTGCAGCCCGCTTAGTTCGATGTAGCGAGTACAGTCCATCAGATGGTCCGCCTGGCCGTCCTTCACCTTGCCCTTTTCATCGCGCTGGTAGAAGCGGAATTCGGCGAGCCAGTTCGCCAGCGTGTGAAAGACTTTGAGGCGTCCCGTGGCCATACGGGTCCAGACGAGGTAAATACCGGCTTCTAGCGCATTGTCGGCGACGGCGAGGGTTTCGAGGCCAAGCGCGCGATAGTCAGAGACAAGCCGGCTTCCGTCCTTTTGACCGCGCCCGCGAGCCGCCGGATCGATGACACCAGGGATCCAAGTTCCTCGAGCCCGTATTGCCGCAGCATGAATCGGTGGCTCGGATTCCCCGACATAGTGCTCCGAATAGAGGTAGACGACATCGGTATTCTGATCAATCGCGGCCCAGAGCGCCGCGGTGCGGTTCCAGCCTACGTCGAGTGCGTAGCATTGCGGGAAGTAATCGGGAATAGCGAACGGCTCGCAGAGGATGGCTTCCTCGGGCACTGGATAGATGGCGCCGGCGCCGAGAGTCGGTATACCTTCGGATCTGGCTTTACGCTGGAAGGGCTGGATGTTGGCCAGCATGTGGGCTTTGTCGTCTTCGGACAGATGCGGCACATGATCCCAGCCTGCGCTTACGGTGAATTTGCCAGACATCAGGATGACGCCTTCAAGGCTCGTATCATGCGTAGACACCACTCGGCTTGAGCCTTGCCGACTTTCCTCGCCTCTTCGGAATGATCGCTACCGGCGCCGCCATCATAGGCGGCGATGGCCGTGCGACAGATACCCGCCGCTCGCGCGAGTCCGTCTTCAAAGCCTAGTCGTCGGTGGTGAAGGAAGCCACGCTTTCCATGAGCCATTGCGACCTCCATCAGAAGTTGATTTTCGCCAGCGTGATCGGAGGCACTTTGCGGCGGTTGTGGCAACCGAAGCGATGGGTTTTGCTATGGCTATGCGTCACCGCGTTCTCGAGCCTCATTTCCAGGCCGTGATTTTGCGCCACCATACCTTTGCGCATGACAATATCGGCATGGCTATTGTGGTCGATCTTTTCGAGTTCGTCGAAGATCGCTTCTAGGTCATCGCCTGCATAAGCCATTGGGACCGTTCCTCACAACGTGGGCGCATCTTGATCGCTATGTCGTCGCCGCCGGCGCCCTTGAGAAATTCCTTCACCACCGACGACATGCCCTCCATCGGAGTGAAGGTCAAGAGCAGATGGCCTTTGGTCGTCATGGTGCGGATCGAGCATTCCTCGTAGACCTCGATCGGCGGTTCTTCATCCAACCAGACCACATCTTGTTCCGTGCCCTCGAATGAGCCGCGGCCCTGCTCGTAGGATTTAAGGCCGAGTTGTGACCAGGCGCCGGTGACGTGCTTCACCATGATCGTATCGGCGAGGTTGGCGACGCCGCGCTTCCAGGTCACGCCGCCGATGCACTCGCCGGGCACAAGCCCGGTGCCGCCGAATATCTTGTCGCGGCCTTTCCAGGTCGCCTTGCCGAACAGCTTGGCCTGGATGACATCGCGGGTAGATTCGTTGGACTTGCCCGCCGCCCAGCAGCTTATCGGACGATCGAAACGGGCGCCGATCCACCATCTTGGATAACGGCCAGTGAGATGCAGCGTTAGTTCGTAGCCGCCGACGCCTTCGGTCTTGCCGATGCGGTTGGCGGCGAGCATGAGCCGGTCGCGGTGAGGTTGTCCGTCGCAACCGTCTGGACACGAAGGCAGTAGCGTATGAATTCCGCCTGCGGCAAAGAATTCCATGTGCCGCGGGTAGAGAACCCGCCTAAGGGGACCTCCGTCAGGGTAGTAACGGTAAAGCTTTCGGTGCGGCTCATGCCTCGCTATGTTCTCCCGCAGTTTCCTCGCTACTATCGCCCGGGCGTCTGGGGATAGCCTCGATAAGATCGGCAAGAGCTGACTGGTCTTCGATTGAGAGAGCATTGAACACGTTCACCGTGGTTCGCGGCGCCTCGGGTTCCGGCAGGCCGCCGAAATGCTTGAGCAAGGTGAAGTTCGCGGCGTTCTTGTCGGCCAGCTTGAGCTCGGGGTTGCCATCGCCGTTATATTTGACTGCTTCGATGGCGTCGGTCAATTCCCGCGGCAGGGATTTGATGTTCTTGAGGGTTTTGCCGTCGTCCTCGTAGAAGTCGGCGATGTTCGCCTTGCCGACGCGATCGATGCGGATGACGATCTGCGCGGGCCGGATGTCGCGATAGCGGACAGCTTCGAGGAATAGCTGCTGCACTCGTTCCTTTACATCGCGCTTGTTCGCCAGCTTGCGGGCGTTGTCCTCCATGGAAGTGCCGGGCGGATAGCCGGCCCGCTCGTAGGCTTTGGCGCGGGCGCGTTCGTCGCCGAGCAGCATGAGTTCCACCAGCTCACGGGCGAAGATCTCGTGCTTGGCTTGGGCAAGCTGGTGCTTTAGGTAAGACATATTGACCTATATGGGCGAGTCCCATCGATTCCGAATTTTGATGATCTATGCCTTATTTGATGAAGTTGGGCAAGGCTTGGGTGAACGGCGTGGGGCGCTTGAAGAGCGGGCGCACGCCGGCGCTTTCGGCGGGTTGATCTTGGTCTTGTTCCTTCGGGTCCATGAGGCCTTGGGATTGAGCGAGGTCGAGGGATTGGGTCACCATAGCGTCGATGTCGGGGATTTCGGAGGGGTTGGCTGGATCAAGAGAGGCTGGTGGCTCAGCGGCACCGGACTCGGTCACCTGGGCGCCAACGATTGGAACAAGCTCACCATTTTGCATAGCTGATCGTGATCCCTGCGCAATCATCATAGGGGCATACCCATTACGCAGCCTCGTGAATACCGCGCGGGCGAATGTAGCCGTATCTAGTCCCTCGGCCTCGGCTTGGGATGATATCCATTGCTCAAGGTCAGCCGAGAGACGGACGACGAGGCGCTTGGTGAGGGGATTAGACATTCATTAACCGCATGGCAGGTATGCCAACTCTATGTGTTGCTATTGCCGGCTTACGCTATTACTGTGGCAACATAAGACAACGGAGTATCAGATGAAATTCCGCGTGACCGAATACAATGATGGCACGCGAACGATCGTTCGCGCTCGCGAATTCGAAACCCTCAACGAGGCGCGCTTTTGCTGCTTGCTCTGGCGCAAGTCGGCTCGCGTAAAGTCATGGGTCGGCGTTTATCAAATCTAGTTGACCGCACCGTAACCATCAACCTCTCGTGAAACAAACTTCAAGGCCGCCGGGATTGCTCCCGACGGCCTCTTTCGCTTCTCCAAAAAGCGTCTGTGACGTGAATGAATTTACCTCGTCGTGGATTCTCCCATGACCGACCTGATGAATGGCCTGCCTGACAAGCTTACCACCAATAGAAAAGCCCCGCAAGGGAGGACATGCGGGGCTTTCCTGCTTCCGGGCCCTGCAAGCCGTGTCAAGCCGCGGAGCGAATTTCAGGTCGTGCGCTGCACTCGGGGTGGCTACCTTTCGCCACCACGTTGATGTTGTCGATGTATAGCGCGACAGGCGTGAGACGTCCGAACAAAGCGATATCCGCCGTGATTCGGTCGTCTTCGTCAAGTTTTTGTGGCATGATTTCCACAACCGTTCCACCAAACCCCGCGAACGGCCCCGAGATCACCTGAATCACATCGCCGAGTCCGATTGGATTTTCCTTAGTGATCGGGATATCGATCACGCCATCAAGATTGGATGATGATTGCATTGAAGCGACTGCTTGGTCGACGCGATGGCCATGAAGAATACCACGAAGACCGGGGATTTCCCGAAAATCACCATACGGCGCTCTGAGATTTGAGCCGAAGAAGTACCCGGGGAAAAGTGGCCGCAGAACTTTCTGGAAGCTGCTTCGGTGTCTTTGATTGTGGCTTAGATTTCGTTTATTTTTGATCTCGACCCATCTAAGCGGGATAAAGATGATCGATCCGAATTGGCGAAGCCACCATGCTGTCTCGTTTTCTTTGCGACATTGGCAGGCGATGACGGACCAGGTTTGCGACATGCGGTGAGACTTTTTTTAAGAATTGAATCACGATAGCGCGGCGCGTCTGCAATGCCGGACTCGGTCAACTAGGCGCTTCGATCATGGTGTCGTCCTCGAGGCTGGCGGGAACTAGCTTTTTGCCGGGCGGCCATTCGGTGGGAACGCGAAGGAATGATATCCATATTCCGTGGGATTCGTCTAGCCTTTTTTCAAGCGAGATCGGGGCATTTTCAAGTTCGCGGAGGCGCCGCAGCCATGCCGCGATCTGCGGCGTTCCGCTGTCGATTGCGATCCATTTTCGCTCGTCTGGCTCAAGACCGCGGCCGACCGGTGGCCATCGGCTGGCGACATTGGCGATCCTTTTGCCGTTCTCGTTGCGCACTTGGAAATCGGGAATATGCCGCCGCCCGCAGATTTTGTAATAGATCATCCAGGCGTTCCATTCCTCGGAATTTTCCGCGATATCCACACGTTTCGCTGCGACCTCGGCTTGCTTGCCAGCGGTCAGATAGCCCGCCCATTGGCGGTTTCGTGCCCAGTTGTGGAAATCCTTCACGCTGCGCTTTTGCCCACTGCCGCGGCGCTCGCGGATGAACTTCGCATAGCCTTTCGCGCCGGTCAGGCAATCGTTCCATTCCGCATCGCTTAGCGCTTCGAGCACGTTGATCGCTTGGTGCGCATCAGTGATCGGATCCGGCCAAAGAGGCTCGATCTGGCGTAGGCGTTCCGCTCCTACTTTTCGTTGCTCCATTTCGCCTTGAAAACCCCCCGGAGGGGGGTAGGGGGGAGATTCTTCTCTTGGATTCTTAGACGGATTCTTATGCGAGTCGCACGATTGCGACTCTGCCTGTCGCACGGGTGAGACTTTGGGTGTCTCAAGCTGAGACTCCGGGGGAGTCTCAATTTGAGACTCTACCCCTATATCTTGTGGGTCATCGGCAGCCGCTCTTGCCGAGGTATAATCCACGGTCGCCGCCAGATTGAGCCGGATTTCATAGATCGGCGCCCCATGCTCATCGAAGCGCTTGAAGCGCACCAAGGCGTTTTCCGCCTCGAGTTCGCGGAGGCGCCGGAATACCGTAGCGCGCGATTGCCGAGTGCGCTCGGCGAGGTAATCGGGATCGGCGTGGATGCTGACTCCGTTTTCGTTCGCGGTATCAGCCACGACCAGGAGCACGCATTGCGCCGATACGCCGTCAGTCCTGGCGCTCATCGCCCAATTCATGGCGCGGATACTCATGGAAACGGCACTGGAATCCTATTGTGCCGCAGCATGTCTGTCTTGAATTTCCGCGAGATCACAACAAGATAGTCTCGTATGATTTCCGGCGGTTGCTCATTCCAAAATACGACAGGCATTTTTCCATCAGTAAGCCCAAGATATAATCGGAATTCCTCTGGAGTTTTATTGCCTTTGCGCGAATTGCATCGATTGCATGCTGGAACAAGGTTCGATTTGCGATTATTTCCGCCGCGTTGAATGGGAACTTTGTGATCGTACCCCTGCGCGCCGCTGCCGCAATACACGCATTTATGTGTAAAAGCCTCATACTTTGCCATTTTCATCCTCCCGCTCTGGATATTCGTTCCATTCGCGGCCATCGAGCAATCGGCCCGCGGCTTTCTTGCCGACGCGCACGAAATCACGAGCTTGGAAGAGGCTATTCTTGTCGGCGTTTCCAGTGACGATCCACTCTCCCCATTGCTTGAAAAAGAACGGGACGCCGGCCGCCTGACACTGGTCGCGAAGCGAGCGCGCCCATCGCGGGTGCATCGGCCGCGCGTGCGGGCCGCTCTCGCCGCCGGCGATCACCCAATCGAGCACGTTTTCGCGGCCGGGATAATCTTTGCAATCGCGCCAGCCCTCGAGCACGTCTTGCCAGCCGTGATCGGCGACGTGGATGCGTTTCAGCGAAATAGGTCCCAATAGCGGCTCAGCCGAAATGAACCTGATCGCCGCCGGCGTCTGTAACAGGAGCGGAATGCGCTCGTCGGCTTCCTGCTGGCGCTCGCAGGAGACGCCAAGCCAGACGTTGGGCCAGAATTGTGCGCCACCGAAAACTGATGGAAATCTCGTCATATAGCGCCGCATACGTTCCGCGCGCTTGGTTAACACCTGGAAGACGTGCTGCCGGCACCGGCCCATGATATCCAACACGCGATCGATCGCTTCATCCGGCAAGTTCTCGTGGAACAGATCGGACATAGAATTGACGAAGATGTGCCGCGATTTCTTCCAGCGTAGCGGCAAGGTCAGCGCGCTTTCGATCAACCCCACCTTGCCGGTCCAACGCGGCTCGTGGTTGTGCATTTCGGCAAAGCCATGGAAGGGCTGACCAGGCTTGCTGAAACGTGCCGCCATCGCTTCCGCATAACAGCCGCCGGCTTTGCCGGGACCGCCACAGCCCGGAGAGACGCGCGTACAGCCGCGAACTGGATTCCAAGTCGCGTCTGTCCATTCGATCTTTGAAACCGAGCTCATGGTACGGCTTCACGATGGGCTATCGGCGGTTGCAGGACCGGACTCGGTCATCGGGGCGCTGGGATTCTCGGCCTCCAGTCCCCAGGCGTCCCAGCCTTCGCGCGGCGGGCCACGGCGGTTGAGTTCGATCTTCGGCAGGTTCGGGAAATAATCTTCGATCATCTTGAGGAATACTTCAGGTTTCGCCGAATGTTCGGCTATTGGCGCGGTTATGATTGACGGTTGCTGGGTGCCCGGTGCCGGCGCCGGGATGGTGCCCTTGGTGCCGATCAACAGAAGTTCATGGGCATTGCGGTTCCAGTAGCCGGTCCCCAGCGCGAGGCGGTCGCCGCGGGATTTGACCCAGATGTAATGCGATTTGTATTCGAACTTCCAGGCTTTCATGACATCGAGAGCGTGCGGCAGCATCGGGGCAGTGGCCCACTGGAAGAGAACGCAATCGGCGGCGGCGATCGACGCCACGTCGCGGGCCGAAAGCGCCAAGAGCGCCGAGGTCGGGTAATGATTGGCAGCCGAGCGGTCCATCCCGGTTTCGCGGGAATAGGGTTCGAAATCCCATTCTGGGTCGGAGACAATCACGCCGTATTTCTTGAGCGGCAGCGCCATCTGCTTGGCGCCGAGCTCGCGCTCGCGGGTAGCGCGACGCTGTTGCTTGGCGACTTGCGCGATGTCGCGGCGTTCCATATCGGGGCGGATGACTTTCGCCTCGATGGCCTTGTCGAAGGCTGTGTCGTCGAGTTTGGAGATTTCGTAAAGCGCCATCCAAGAAGGCGGCAAAAGCGAAGCATGATTCGGATTCAATAGCCGCGGATCGGCTGCCACCTTCATCAATATCTGTGCCGTTCGGCTGCCAAAGGGCAGCTCAGAGGCAATCATGGCGCCGAATGTGCCGTGGGGCAGGGCCTCTTTGGCTGCCAGAAGGAGTCTCCCGGTCTCTAAAATGCCGGAAAGGCTCTGCCGCCAGGATGCGGCGATGCGCTGGGCCCAGATATCGCCGGGCGATATGGATTGGGGGATTGGCAGGCGTTCTACGGTCATCCGATCATCACCCAGCTTATTGGCTGACCTACCGGTTCCCCGAAAGGACCGTACCAGTGATCGTACCATCTATAGACCGGCGCCCAGACGCCCATGTCGCGCTTAGGCAACTCCCAAAACCACAGCGGAGTCATATCAACTCCTTGTCGCGGGCTAACCATTCCGGCATGGTGACTGTGACGATATTGTCGCTTATGTGCTCTATCTCGATCTGCGAGCGCGGTAGCCATACCCAAGGGCAGGCGACTTTGGCGGGGTCGGTGACGGCCACGGCTAGAGGCTTTTCCTGGCGAAGCCTCATAGTGAGTTCGATGAGGTTTGACGCACCAGTGACGCGCTGATGACGATTGCGGGGCCAATGACGGTCAGTGTCGGACATGGATCACGATAGGTCGTTGGCGGTTGCAAGACCGGACTCGGTCAACGGAACGCTGGCGCGATGTCGCAGCTTACAGCTCCAGCATGTTTCGTTTTCGTGGTCATTGATGGCGTTGCATTTTTGGCACACCCAGACCGCCGGATGAGGCATCCATTCGACTTCCTTCACGGGTTCGATGCGGAAAGAGGCGGCGATTTCGAGGCTTTCCGGGTCCAGATAGCATACTGGCTTGTGGGATTCGCTAAAGAAATTGATTTCGTGGCGGATGCCGAAAGAGGTCTCCCAGCCTTCCATCATGGCGACGGCGAGGATGTCGGAGCGTTCCATCATGGCGCGGTCGAAAGGAAGCCAGAGCGAGTGGTCGAGGGGATTAAGCGCGCCGAGTACGGGCCAGCAGATTGCGTGAGTGTAGATAATGGGCGAATAGACCCTGACCCCGCAACGAATGAGCCGACCGGCGAGCGAACATGCCTCGCAAAACGCCGCATCGAGACCGCGCCTAAATTTGCTATACGGCGTCGCCAGATAAACCATGCCGTGAGCGGCTAGGGGATGCTTTTCCACTGAGTTTCTTCCTAGGCGATGCGCCAGCAGCGCAGGCCTTCTGGGGTGCGGCGGACAGCGAATTCCCGGCCGTGCTTCCTTCCGGCAATGGAAGCGCCAGATCGGATCGTGGAACCCTTGACTTGATGGCCGACCAGGAACGAGTCACCGATCTGCATTTCCCGCCAAGGGTATTTGCCGCGGTGCAGATTATGCGGCTTGGGCATTGCGACGTTCGGCTCAATTTTGTAATCGGATTTCATTGGAATCATCCATACGCTTGTTGACAACACAATACAAAGCACATAATCATTTTATAGGCAATTAAATTTTGTAGTAGGAATCTGCCATGTCATTCCGACGTTCCGATCGCCGCGAATTCGGCAGGAAGGTCAAGGAAATCGCCTACGCCAAGGCCAGGGGACATTGCCAGGAATGCACGGCAATGCTGGTCACCGGGCATTTCGATTATGACCACATCGTCCCTTGGGCAATCAGCCGCGATTCATCAATCAGTAATTGCGAAGTTCTGTGCGATGCCTGCCATGACCTGAAGACCCCGAAGGATATCGGCGTGATTGCCAAGTCGAACCGGGCGCGGGCACGGCATATCGGGGCGCAGGAACCTTCTCGGCATCCCTTGCCGGGCGGGAGAAAATCTCCCTTCAAGCTCAAGGTCGGCGGCGGCGTGGTCGATCGGAGAACCGGCGAGCCGTGGCGCTTCGGGCGTTAATGGTGAATCAGCGCCGCAATTAGGGCGAAACGACGGCCGCAACCGCAACGAGCGCCATGATGACGGCATACATCGTCGCGGATGATTCCTGCTTACCTCTCGCCTCGCCGCTGTAAGTTGCGTTCTTCATTGACAGCTTGGCGATAGCTTCGGATGTCGTGCTTGCGATCTTTGTCATGGCGTCCGAGGTCATGGTGCTGAGACTGGAAATGCTGTTCGACATTCGCATCAGGCTTTCAGCGGTAGCCGGATCGGACACCGATGTCTTACCGCCGGCGGTCCAACTGACTTGCTCGAGACGGCCGATACGGTCTGAAAGGGTGGAAAGTAGGGCCTGCTGCTGGGTCGCCTGTGCCCCGATCTGATCGGACAGGCTCTTGGTTTCCTTCTCCAATTGCTTGGAAATCAATTCCGAAGTGGTCTTGACCTGCACCGTCAAGACATCGGACATCTGCTTGTCTGCCCCTAGCTTGAGAGCGGCTATTTTCTCCTGATGGACCTGCTCCGCCTTTCGTAGCTCGTCCTGGCGCCTGCTTTCCGCCAGTCGCAGTTCGTCCTGCCGCTTGTTCTCCAGTTCGCGGATTTCCTTGGCGTGGCGCGTCTCGACCTCGACCAGTGCGATGACGTTTGCGGTCGGATCGATGACAGGACCGCCGAATTGGTCGACGCCTATCCCGGTCGGAGACTTTGAGTCTGGGGCCATTTCATTTTATCGCTTTCTTCTCGTTGAACAGCGAATTGTCCTGCTCATCAAGGGTCTTCAATTCCTCGCTGATGCGATTGACGCGGTCCTGCACCATGGCCCGGTATTCCGGCGCCTGCTTGGCCAGTTCGCTTTGCAGTTCGATCGATCGCTTGGCGACTTCATCAAGGAGATGCTGGCGGCGCTCGCGGTCCTGCACAAGCTGGATCTCGATCAGGCGCGCGATGATGCCCCTGGCGTGCTCGTCCTCGTAGGCGCGGACATAGCCGCGGTGGGCGTACCAGTAGGGCTCGATGATCGGGATGGCCTTGGCGGCGCTTACCAAGGCCCCGCAGGCCACCCCGACGTAGCTGATGACCTTCACCGCGCGGGACAGGCTTCTCCACCAATTCGCCGTCGCGGTGAGGGGATTCATTCGCCTATTCTCAGTAGTAGAGGCCGAAGCCCGCCTTGTATTGCGTAGAGAGGGCGCCGCAGGCATTGGCGATGGGGCCGATGCAGACCGATTTGTCGGGGAACTCCGCCTTGAACCAGGTGCGCATCGCCACGTTATTGGAAAGCTGCTCCATCTGCACGATACCGATCATGGGAGCGATTCGCCATTGCTCGTTGGAGGCAAGGCCGGGGAAGTTCGGCGAGATGTCGTCTTCGTCAATCCCCGCCATAAGGCCGATCTGGATGTTGCTTGCCGTCACGCCCGCAGGCAAGATCGAAAATGGCGGCAATGCTTGGGCCCAATTCGGCAGGTTCGGCAGAAGGTTTAGCATGGTGGAGATTGGCGTGAACGCCACACCGCGTTGCTCGAAATGCAACGGTCCCGAGAGCGAAAAGCCTGCGGTTGAGCCGTTGAAGTTGGTCCAGCCGAAGTCGCCTTCCACCGAGAAAGCAACCGGGCTGTTCTTCTGTCCCCAGGCCCAGCCGACGGTACCGCCGACGCCGATCTGGGTATCGGTGAGGCTCGCGGAACCGACGCCGGCGACAGAGCCGTTGACCGAGCCGCCGCCGCCTTCGGTATAGACGCCGAAGAAGAAGCCCGACGAGCCATAGGGATAACCGGCAAATACCGACGGCGGGGGTGCCTTGACGGCCATGTCGGCCGCCATCGCCGGAATAGCCGACGCCGCGATAGCGCCAGCGATAAGGAATTTCAAGCCATTACGCATGATTGATCTCCGTTTGATGTGAGTCATTTACGCTTCGATCATACAGGCATAATGTGTGGCTTTACCGCCACAGTAGGGATTATTTTAGCCGACGACTTTCGGCGCAACCGCAACCAATGGCGGTCCACCAAGCGCTGCAGGCGTAGCCACGGTCGGATCGGCGATAGCGGTCTCAATGCGAGCCTTAATCGCCTCGACTGCAGTCCCGTTTTTGGGATCAAGTCCCAGAGCCTTGATTACATTAGCCCCGTGGTCCTGAGTATAAGCGACGGCGTGTGCCACGATAGCGTCCTTGACCACGATCGGGTCTTTGCCGGCGAGATTCTGCGCCTCAGCCTTCGCTCCGGCGTTTAGGCCGTTCAAGATGATCTCTTGAAGTCGGGCCCGCATCGCATCACTGATCTGGACGCCGGCCAACTTAAACAGGCGCACGCCCCATGCCGCAAATATCGTTGCCAACAGCGAGCCGAAGGCTGTGGCTGCCCAAGTGAGAACTTGCCCCGCCAGCGTCCCCACGCTGATCGTCGTCTCGCTTGACACCGGACCCGTGGTCGAAACCGTGTTTTGCGTTACCGGTGCCGAGACGGTTGCCGCAGGTAAAGGGACCGGAAAAGGAGAGCGGGCCGGAGCGACAGCAGGAGCGGGAGTTCCCACAGTTGGCTCCGGCACCGTCTGCGCGAATGTCAATAGCGGCCAGCAGTTAACGCAGATCGCGGCGGCGATTAGGAATTTCCTCATGTCCTTAGCCTCCTGTGAGCTGGCCGTTGCAGACAGACATACACCAGCCTAAAAAGTGTACCGCGAGACCGCCAATGAGCATTCCCCACAGCAAGACCCAGACCTTGCCGAAGGCGCCGGAATTGGCGACCGTCGCCATGAACCGCGAGAAGGTCGGGCCGCCGTAGCGGATTGCGGCATATTCGGGAACGCCGAAGAGAACGAAGGCGATGAAGAGAAGCGCCGCCGGCCAATACCACCAAAGCCATGTCATTGCGCGCCCCCGAATGTATCGATTACCACCGTTTTGGCGCGGCCGTAATCGTTTTTCAGGTCTGCCATCGCCTTCGTGAATTGGGTAAGCGCATCGCCTTTGTCGCGCGGGTCGAGGTTTGCCAGGCAGAAGGCCTCAAACCGTTTCTTTAGCTGATCCGCGAAGGCATCGTCCAAGGTGTCGAGCGCCCAGGCGGAAAGCGAAACGCTCATTTAGGCGGCCCTGCCATCTTCAGCGCAGCTTGGCCGATGGTATCCGCGCGCCTGATCCAATCGCTGCCAAAATAGGGATAGTCCTTGAAGGTGCGGTAAACCGCCTTGCGGCGGTCGGTGAACGCGCCGATGACTTGTACCGGATTGAAGATGCCCCTGGCCGCCAAGGCCGTCTGCGGCCCCCACATGCCGTCCTCGGGCACTTGCAATGCCACTTGCAGGATGCGGATCGCTTGGCTCGCGCCTTCGTTCACGTCGCAATCGAAGAAGCTCAGATCGAGACCCGGCGGTAGCTGCGGGCAATACGGCAGCCAATAGGAGTTTTGATAGATCGTGGTGCCTTGGGCCTGGCTGATGTTGCGCACGTCCTGCACTGGCAATCCTTGCGATTTGAGCCAGATGGCATACTCTTTGCCGGTTATGCCGCACATGGTCTCGCCGCCGGAATCATGTGGATCGTTGGAGAAGTTGAGCGGGTTGGACCAATCGTTCGGCCGCCGGCATTCTTGCGCCAGAGTGAACGGCAGACAAGTTTGGAAGCGTAGGCCGACCGGCAGCGGAGCCTGCGGCGCGGGCGCGGGCGCGGGTGGTTTAGTTGTAACCGGCTGCGGTGCAATCGGCTTCGACGCAACCGGCTTCGGCGGTAACAGCGCCGGAATGGTGATATCGGTCCACGGCCAAGTCAATTTTCACCTCCCGGCATGAAGCAAGTTATGTGGCCCTGAAAGAGCCAGACGATGGCGTATCCGACTTTGTTCTCGCTGATCACTTCGGAGGGATCGACGCGCACCCATTCGCCATTGAGCCTGACCGAATAGGCACCCTCGTCCTCATGCCGCCAGTCGGGCGCCTCGACGCGCTGGCCGTCGGCTTGTTCGCAGCAAGACACGTCGCGCTTGTTGTGCAGGCTCTTGAACCAATTCTTCAGCGGCGAATCCGTATAGCGTCCCTCGGGATCGCGGGCCAGAGCTTGCGGTATTAGCAGCGCCAGGAAAATCAGCGCAGAAATCAATAGGCGCATTTATTCATGCCGTGAGGGCGGCGGTCCCTGGTGCGGCGCTTCTGCCGGTAACGGCGGCGGCGCCGTAGTCTTCTTCGCCGCCGCGATCTCGGCATTTGCTGCGATCAATTGCGCCCGGCATTGCAGGTTGGCGTTGTATTCCTCGCTCAACTTGCCGGCCAAAGCCTGCTCCATCGGGGAATGCTTGACCTCTTCGGCGCCGACTGGCAGCGCCGTGAGGCAAATCGCAATGAGTGCGAGCCGGATCATTTGGCGACCGGGGCAGGAATTGCGGGCCTCGGCAACCATCCCAACATTCCAGGCCGATTGAGCGTCTGCAGTGTCCGTCGCGCTGCTTGCACGTCCGTTCCTTCAGCATCGCCGATCTGCTTGTTCAGCGCCTGAAGCTGTTTCTGCAAAGCGTCGCGCTGCGTCACCAGTGCCTTGGTCGCCGGCACGCTATCGGCCTTGTCGATGATGCCTTGGAGCGAGGCGGCATATGCCGCCGCTGCGGCAGTGCTTGTCGTCGGCGCGGTTTGCGCCCGCGCCGGAAACGCCAGGGCGCACAACAGGATTGCAAAGATGATTCTCATGTTTCATTTCCTATTTGCATGTCGCGATAAAAATATCGCCAGGGGAAGCGGTGTACTTGAAACGATTGCGAGCATAGTTGGCGTCGTATTGCGGATTTCTGCCGTATTGAGCGACATAGATACCGCAGGCTTTCTTTGACATCTGTTCGGTAAAGGTCTGCTTGGCCGTCGCAGAGGTACACGGTGCGCCGCCGGCGGCGCACACCAGAAGCGTCATGGTGACCATCGCAAGAGTAAGCATATCAGCACCCCGCTCCTATGGAGGCTTGCCCGGCATTGGCGGTACAGATTAGCAGCGAGCCGCTAGGGACAAAGCCGGAAAAGCTGCCGGTCGTGTTATAGGTCGCATTGCCGTTTATGATACCGACGTTCGGCTGCGCAGAGAACAATGCCGCATAAGCACCGTTGAAAGCGATGGTGTTGCCGGTCAGGGTGATTATGCTGCCAGCGCCGCTATCGTCATAAAAGACGCCATGGCCGCTGGTAGATTGGCCATTACCTAAAATCTGCGCCCCGACTATCGTCGCATAAATGCCGCCCTGCGCAGAGATGGCGATGCCGCCGGTGGCGTTGCTCGATGCCCAGCCGTGAAACATGAAACCGTCGGCGCCGCCTGATGCAATACAGCCTATTCCGAAATTCAAGCCCCACATGCCGTTGGTGTCGAAATCGCTGAATGAGCCGAAGAAGAATTGCCCATTCGCTGTAGCGATATCGGCCTTGTCGCAGAAAAAGCCATTAGCCGTATTCAAAAGTCCAGTACCGTTGATCTCAATGCCCGCGGCATTGCCACTGGCGTGAAAGCCATTAGCGGTGCAGCCGCCGGCAAAGCTGTCTGCATCAATAAGTAAGCCGATAGTGGAATAGAAGCGAACCCCATCGTCAAGGCAATTATAAATCTGCACGCTATTGAGCGCGACCTGCGTAGAGTTGTTGATGGCAACGCCATCGAAAAGGTTGCCGCCGTCGAACCAAAGCCGCTCGAACGAACAGTTCGAGCAGTAAGTTATTTCAAGCCCCGCCCCGGCGCTCTGTGCCGCGGCGGCGGTAAAGTGCAAATCCCTGACGACGACGCCGCTGAGATAGGAGGCACTAGAGTTTCCAACCAGAATGCCGGTGTCGGTCGTGTTGGTCAGAATAATGTTGGAGCAATAGCCAGCCCCGTTTACCTTGACGGCATGGCCTTTCAAGTTTGCCGACGTGACATCATAGGAACCGCAGGGGACATAGCACAAGGAACCGGAAGTGCCGCAGGAGACGATAGCCGCCGTGCAATCGTGGCCGCCTGTGCCGCAAAGCGCATCATAGGTTTGTGGCGTCACATATTGCGGAGTGAAGCCAGAAAGGACAACGCTTCCGCCATAACTCCAGATACAGCCGAAGCCGACACAGGCCCCGCCTGGATCGCTGGTCGGCAGGCCGGGGAATTCGATATTGCCGTTGGGCGTGCCCGTGCCGGCCGCTAGGGCGATATCGCCTCCGGCTTCACTGGAGGAATCACCCGCCGTGATTGCAATCCCGCCACCGGGAGCTGTTCCCGATGCGCCGGCTAAAATAACGATCGGGCCGCCGCCCTCCGCTCCGGGGCCATAAGCGCCATAAAGGTAGACGCCGCCGCCAGGGCCAGCGACATTGTCGGTGCCGCCAAATAGCTCTACGATACCACCGCCGAGGCCGTTGCCGGTTCCCGCAATTAGGCTGATGGTGCCGCCGTAGCTGGAAACCGTATCGTTTCCCGCGGTGATCGTGACCCCACCGCCGCTGCCGCCACTGCCATTGCCTGCGGTGAGATTAACCGCGCCGCCGGAACTACTAACGCTATCGTTGCCAGCGGTGATAACGACAGAACCCCCGCCGCCGCCCGCGCTATTGCCGGCGGTCAGGTTTACCGCCCCGCCGGCGCCTGTCGAGGAATCAGTCCCGGCTGTAACCGCCGCCGCACCGCCGCCGCCGCCCGCGCTGTTGCCTGCGGTTACGTTTACGGCCCCGCCGGCTCCAGTCGAGGAATCATTGCCAGCCGTAACGGCAGCCGCGCCGCCGCCGCCGCCCGCGCTGCTGCCACCGATGAGGCTCGCGATCCCACCCGCGCCGGTAGAGCTATCGCTACCGGCCTCCAATACGGCAGCGCCGCCGCTGCCGCCGTTGCCATCGCCGGCGTAAATGGAGACAGCGCCACCGGCGAGCCCACTACCGATCGGATCGGGTGCGCCGCCGTAAAGAGCAAGGCTGTCACCCAAAAGACCGGAGCCGGATGCGGCGTTGAATGCGCCGATCGTGTCTGTGTAGACTGTCGACGCATAGGTGCCGAAAGTTCCGATCGAGAGAATCTGGTCGGTATTGTCCCAGAGGAAATTAGCGCTGCCGCCGAAGACGCCGGCCTTGTTGAATTGCACCGCATTAAAGGGCGGTGCTGGCATCCCTTCGGGACCGATGTGGCCGAGCGCATTGCAGACGAACTGGGTCGAGGCCGCCTGATTGTTGCAGGTCGTGACCGGTGGCGTCGGCACAATGCAGTTTGGATTGGATGGCCCGCACCCCTGCGCCATCGCCGCTGTGGACAACCCGATCAATGCGGCGCCAAGGATGAGAACAAACCGTGATGTTCTCCCCATGAACAAAGATATAGATCGCATGTTGCGCTTCCGTTCCTAGAGCGTCTGGCTCAATCCGACGGTGAGTGGATTGCCGGAGCCGGTGTTGGCAGCGGCATTCCAGGGACCGCCGACGCCGTTGCCGGTAAAGACGATGAGCGCGCCGGGGAGGATCTGCCAGTTGCCACCGTAGGGGCCGGCCGTGAGTGCATTGCCGTTGGCGTCGAGTGCTTGGCAGACGTAGATGATATTCGAGCCCGGATTATGAAAGGTGATCTTCTGCACCTGGGTATTGACCGCCGGAAGAATTGCGGTCGAGGTGCTGCCGAGCGAGAAGCCCAGCGTGCCGCCCTCGACGGCCGGGGAGATAAGATTCTGTTCGGCCAGTACCAGATAACTCAGGTTGGCGTTCGATCCGTTGCTCATTTTCTAGATTTCCTAGAGTTGTGTCACGTCGAGGGGCACCGACCGTATCGGTAACTGCGGCCGCCATCTCGCCCATGGCGGACGCTGCGGATAGAACCAGAGATGGCGCGGAACTTTCTCGCCGCGCCTCATCCGCTTGAGCAAATCCCACCAGAGTTCGATCCGGGCCTGGTTGTAGATCAGTTTCGAGCGCCTGAGCCAAATCACGGAAACCCAGCGGACGTGGAATCTTTTTATGCCGGGCTGCCAGAATTGAAAGCCTATTTTGATTCGCGGCAACCAAAATTCAACAGTCCGATAGACCAGCCTGGCGCGTTCAAGGGCGCCTTCCCGCCGGTGGACAACCCAAAGGACGATAGGTAATTCCAGGCACAGCATTGCTATCATGCCGGCGAGAAAATAGATCATGGCGAACCTCCGCCGACCACCACATCACCACTTGATGAAGCCGGATTGGTATTGGTCGAATTGTTGGAATAGAAATTCGATTGGATATTGACCGGCGTCGATGCTGGCGTGGTGACGATGACGCCGGTGGCAAGGCCGTTGAAGATATTGCCGGAAATCATGGCGGCGCCGTGGTCGATCTGGATACCGATGCCGGATGAGTTTCCCGTGAACACGTTTTGCGAATAGGTCCAGAAGTTGCCAGCCGTTCCTTGCTGCCAGGCCTCAAGCGCGAGCGAGTTGAAGATATTCCCCGTCAGGGTGACGAAGGAAGCAGCGCCGATTACGCCGTTGCCGGTGCCGAGCGTCAGCGTCGACATCTGGTTGCCGGTGATGGTCGCCGATACCGCGGTGCCGAGGTCGATCGCGCTGTAGCCCGTTGGAATGATGAAGAGATTATGCGTGGCGAAGAAATCGACAACTTGGGTGCCGAGCTGAATCTGATCGGCTGTCGTGTTGAATTGCGAATTCGAAACGACCAATTGCGCCAGCACTCCCGATTGCGCGGGCGGGATGCCTATTCCCACGCTGCCATTGACAAAATTGCATTGGTCGATAGTCACCCCCTGGACATAGCTCTGGAGTTCGATGCCGGTGCCGAGCCAGTTGAAGTTCGATTTCGCGACGTTGAGCACGACGGCGTAATAAGGCGATGTTGCGGTCAAACCGAGATAGGAGATGCCGTTGCCGTGGCCGCCGGTCGAATCCCCGGTGACATAGACCGAATCGATGTTTACGCCAGAGACGCCCCAGACAAAAATTCCCGTTGTCCAATAGGCGGTCACGACATTATCGTCGCCGCGGACGGTGACGCGGGTGATGTCCGAGATCGCCCATTTGCCGAGCGCGACGGTCTGCACCAAGGCGATGCCATTGCCGGCATTGGTGGTTCCCGTGGTGACGGAAAGATCGCGGATGTGTGCCGAGTGGGTCGGCTGCGAATAATTGATGACGAGTCCGGTCGAGGCATTCGGGAAATAGAGAATGCTCGCGTCCTGGCCGGCGCCGAGGATGCTAACCGAGGCGATGGTGGCCGAGAGCGCATAGGCGATCTGTGTCGCCAGATTGTACTTTCCGGGCGGGAAGTAGATTGCTCCGCCTTCGGCGGGGAGGGCCGCCAAGGCCGCATTGACGGCCGGCGCGTCGTTGGTCGAGCCGTCGCCGACGGCACCGAAGGCGCGGACATTGAGCGGTGAATCGCGCGCCGTCTGTTGCCCGGTATCGCCCCTGATGTACCAGACGCCAGACGGCGAGGTGCCGTTGGTGGTGACGAACACTTGTTCGTTGGTGCCGATGCTGACCGGGACACCGGAGGCAAGCCCACTGAAATTGTCGCTGGCGTTGGGTGCCAGCGTAACTGTGCCCGTACCGGGTAAGACGCTGATCCAGAATCCGAATCCATTCCACAGCGTCGAGGAAAGCGGCAGCGTATAGGTGATCGGCCCAGTGGCGATCCTTTGGTTGAAATGGAACGTGCCATCGACGGGAAGGCTCGATCCGTCCTCGACCGTCGCAGTGGCGACGCGGGCATAGCCTACCCTGTTCGGTCCAGCGGCGGAGCCGTCGTCCTGGATGCTGGTGCCGCCGGCGGTCCCGCCGTTGACGTTCTCCAGCGCCATCGAGCCAAGCCCGAAGGCAAGCCGCCCTGCGGCCAAGGAAGCGGCGTCGACCACCGGCTGCATGGCGGTCGAGATGATGCCGGTTGCGGGGGTCATCCCGGCAATGATGTTGCCCAGACTATCGAAGAGAAGCCCGGTATTGGCGCGCTGCGCCACAGGGGGCAGTATGTAATTGATACCCGCCGGATCGGAGACCGGCCCGGCGACCACGCGGGCGAGGTTTTCCGCGAGCTGCTGGATCTGCATTTCCTCTTGGTCGAGGCCGCTTTCGGCGGCGCGCGAGACCGCCGCGAGGCTTGCCAGATCGAGAAGGCTCACGTCCTGCAGGAACGGCAATTCGCGGATGATGGTCAGCGTCGTGCCCGACGGGATCGGGATTCCGCCAGGGTTATAGGTGACGGTGCCGCCGATGCCCCAGAGGCCGGGCGAGACCGGAGGATTGAGCGAAAGTTGGTACTGGGTCGGGCCGGGGCCTTGGGTCAAGGTGGTATTGACGCCAGCGGAATTGGTAAAGATTACGCTGATATAGCCGGGCTGGTCGCCGGCGAAAGAGAAAGTAAATTGCGTGGTGACGCCATTGCCGAGCGCGATGACTTTATTGGCGGCATTGTTGATGGTCACGGGAACCTCTTGACGATGGTCGGGCCGATGAAGAAGGGAATGCCGATCTGGTCGCGCTGGATGGCGAACTCGATGCGGAAGTCCTCGCGCTCGGCCTCGCGCATCAGCATCATCAATTCGCCGAGGATTTCAACGGTGCGGGCCTTATAGGCCGCGGCCTTTTCCTCGGCGCCGATGGGCGGCGGATGCAGTTGGGCGATGTTCTCAGTCATGCGTATTACTCATAGCTGATATGCTGTTATTGTGGGTTGCTTTTGCGTTCTTATGGACTCATAATGATGGCGTAGCGAATGGAGGATAAGCTATGAAACAACCACGCGACATGAGCCGCCTTCAATTGGAAGCTGCGCTCAGAAGGCGCGGATGGCGCAAGATACTTCTCTGGATCGAGATCGGCGGTGGCCGGTCAATTGGCATGGTAATGGTCGGCGGCAAGATAAATCGCCGCGCCTCGCTTGCCCATGCCATTCGCGAAAGTCAGAAGATGACTGCACCGTAATCACCGACTCTCGTGAAACAAAAAACCTCTCGTTAACTCAGGAACTCTCCATCATGACCCCCGCCGATGAACACGCCACACATGCCTTCCGCATCTGGCGTTCCATGACGAAATGGGAGCGAAAATCTTTCGCCCAAGGCTTCTTCTTTCCCTTCGTGCAGATCAAGGATGCCGAGAACGAAGGCTACGACGGCATCAAGCTCTGCATCGAGCTCCTGGCCTTCGCCGATATGGAGAAGGAGCGACGGGCATGAGGATCATGAGACCTTCAGTCTATCGTCCGCTCGGTCTGCCGACGTTCTGGTTAAGAGACTTCGGCGAGGTTTTCGAGGCATTAGGCGCCATCTACCGCGAGCGCCAGTGTGCCAAGATCAATGGCTACTTGGTGACGCCATATACGGCTGGATTGGTTCTCAGGGTTCATTCCGGCATGATGCCGCAGTCACGGAAGGAATTCATTAACAGGCCATTGCCGCAGGTGATCGCAGTGGCGATGGAGATTGTAGGTTAGTTTCACTAGAGTCACCCGTTCACCCACCGACCGGACTCGGTCAACCAACGAAGGAGAAGGCAAATGATCGAACAGAATGCTATCCCCCCTCATGGTCTGCAAGGAGCAGAGGACGCCGCCGCTTATGGCGCGGAGGACTACTCCCGGCGCCCGCCGATCTCAGATGCCCTCAACGCCGTCAGCGATGCCGAGGATTTGGACAAGGCGGTGATCTTCGCCGGCATCATCAATCTGCAGATTGAAAGCATCCGCAGATTCAGAAAGCGCGAGCTGCTGCAGACTGAGGACGTTCGAACCTTCGGTGCAATCTACCGGCTGTTGGTTCCCGACCGCGCCATGGAACGCGGCATCAAGGAACTGATCGGCCGAAACATCGAGGGTCGGCCGCAACGGCGTAGTTAAACAGGAGGCGATCATGAAGCGCTGGGAAGAACGCACAATTCACGACATCGGTTCCAAGCGTGAACTAAGAGCCACGCGCTTCGCCAATTGCATCCTTTCTCTGATGCGCGATTTTCTTCCTTCGGATCGCGAATGCCAGCGCCGGATGTACGACTATCTCGCAGAGGTAGGCTACAAAGGAAACGTCGAACTCATCAACGTACCGCCAGAATGCGATGAACTCGACAAGATCGCACTGGAACGGAAAATGTACGAAACGAAACTAGCGACAATAGAACCTCACACTCAGGAGAAGTAACATGCCTCGACCGAAAGACGGCTACAGACTGAAAGACGGCAGCGAAGTTCCTGGCGTTACCTCTGTCACCAATCGCTTCATGGACCGCTCGGCGCTCATGCACTGGGCGTTCAAACAAGGAAAATCCGGCGCTGCAACGCTTTACCAGAAGATGCACGATGGCGCCGAGGTCGGCACTTGCGTCCACGACATGATCGCCTATGACCTACAGGGCAAGACCGATGAAGTGATCTTCGCCTATGCCAAGAACATGATGCTGCCAGACGAAAAGAAACTCGATCAGGCGATGATGTCGTTTCACGCCTATCGCGCCTGGAAGCTGCAATTTAGTTTCCGCGTCGTCGAGCAGGAAGTCTCGCTTGTTTCGGAGAAACACAAGTACGGCGGCACCATCGATACCGCCGGCGTGGTCGGCAACCAACTGGCGCTATTGGATTACAAGACCGGTTCCGGCATCTACTGCGATCAACTCCTGCAGATGGCGGCCTATGGGCAACTGTGGAACGAGGCGCGGCCCGACAGTCCACTTACCGGCGGCTTCCACCTGATCCGGCTCGATCGGGAAACCGGAGAATTTTTCCACTACTACTATCCGAAGCTGCCCCAAGCGTTACATCAGTTCCTGTTGTTCCGTAAGTGCTACGATCTCGACAAGATGCTGAAAGACCCGAAGGCTTTGGCCGGCGCGCCGGTCGAGAAAAGCCTGCGCAAAAGAAAGCCGCGAAGAGCCAAGCCCATAGTCCCATCCGATGGCGTCCTTATTCCGCCGCCCTATAAGGTGAACATGGTGCAGATGGTGTACGATATCTTGGCGCCGAAGGGCATGAAAGTCGTCGGCGAAAGCACGACCGACTGGCAGACTTGGCAAAGCGATCTTATCGACAAGCGCCGGGCCAATACGGAGTAAGATTGCTTCATGATGGAACAACGCCAACTGAAAGACCGGACTCGGTCAACGATCTACGGAGCTAACAAATGGAGACTGAAAATGACCTTACACGCTTCTACGTTTGAATATCTCAAGCCGACGGATGGCCAAGTCGATGCGATGAACCACCTTCGGAAAGTTACGGCAGACTATGCGAACGTGATTGAGAAGGCGCTCGATGACGGTCCCGACAAGACCTATATCTTGCGGCGTATCCGCGAGACGGCGATGTGGATCAATGTTGCGCTCACCCGCAATGCCGATGGCTCGCCGCGACGCTGACCGAACCCTAATCCCTGACTTCCGTGACACAAATGCGCTCGCACCGCCTCAAATACACCACCCAACCGGAGCGTCCAGCAGAAGACGCTCCCGAAGGCTACAAGGCCGCCTGGTGGCGCGAGCGCGTCATGGGTTTCTCAAGACCGCAACTCGCAATCATTCTCGGACTTACCGACGGAACGATCCTCCGCTATGAACGATCGGAGGAAGTTCCCAAGCAGTATCGCCTTGCCTGTGTTGGATTGACAAGCGCCATTGCTGCCGAACTTGATACTGAACCTCGCATGCTCAATGCGCCGTGGCCGCCATTGTCGTGAACGGCGGCGGCACATAGGGAATCTTTCCCCCCGGCGTATAGCCCACCATCGTTCGCCCTTGCTCTTTCTGCAAGCGCCTGTTGGTTCTTTCCCACCAGCCGGGCGAGATGGCCTCGTAAAGATGATACCAGAGCAGATAATCCAAGGCGCCTTTCAGGTAGATCAAATTGCCGAACGGCACATGCCCGGAGGCAAAGCGAACCAGATCCGGCATCGCGTGATTGAGTGCCTTGCCGCCTTTGCCTTCCTGCACGTCCTCGCGGAAACGATTGTAGATTTGCAAGAGCCGGTCGGCGTCGCCGATGATCGGGCCGCCCGCGGTTTGCACGATGCCGTTGCCCATGCGATTGACTTCGCCGAAAAAGAAATCTCCGTAGATGCCGAGGCCGCCACCTTGCGCGAAGGCCGCCAGCGCCGTCACCGGATTGAGATAGTTCCGTTGTGGCCTTCCGTTTACTGCATCGTTGATCGACATGCGCAGCGCGCCGCCTGCGGTCGACAGCGCCAGCATCCAGCCGAGGTTTTGCGCGAGCTCGGTCTTGCTCAAGCTGGAGGCCAGATTATTCATGAACAATTGATGGTACGCCGCCAGCGGCCACATCTTGAACTGCATGCCGAAGCGCCGGAACGCATAGTTCCAGGAGCCGGGCCGCGCCTCGCCCAATACCAAGCCGCGCTCGCGCACTCCTGGCGTGACCGTCGCGCGTTCCGAAGCGTCGTTGAGATACATCAACAAGCGATCGGCTAATTGCCAGCGCGCCCGGCCTAGCGCCGTCTCGGTCGTGGCGCCGCCGATATTGCGCAGATATTCCGTCATTGTTTCATCGGGAATCCGCATCACGTCGCCCGGCGTCACATGCCGGATGCCGTCGATAGAGACCGGATCGGGCGCGTTCCTGATCAAATCCCAGCCGGGCTCGGTGATGCCATAGCGGCCGAGCATTGCCTTGACGTGCGGCTCGAGGTCAGCAAATCCCTTTTCGACCTGATGGCCCAAGTTCGCCATCAGCATACCCTTAACGCCATCGGCCTGTAATTTGTCGATGAAGTAGGGCAAGCCGGTCAACTGCATGAACTGCGATGCCCGCCAGGCGATATAGCCCGGCAGTCCGCTATCCGGCCGCTGCATGGCGGAATGCAGCGAGGCATGCAAACCATGGGTATAGCCGCCGACTTCGGCGAGGATAGCACGCTTTTCGGCATCGCTCGCCGGGGTGAAGATAGTCTTGACGATCTTGCCGATGGCTTCCCAATGCGAGATGCCATGGTGCGCTAATTCCGAGGCGAGCGTGAACGGCGCCGCCGTCAAGTGGGTCAGCGACACGCCGCCGAGATGCATGGTCGCTTCCAGCGTCATCATAGAATCAAGCAATCGCTGACGGTCGGCATTGACCGGCGCATTCAGCGTGCCGTCCAAGCGTCCCATCGTGTTCTGCAACTGCGGTGTTTGCGCCTGTAGTTTGCGCACTGCATCGGCATCGATGTTGCGATATTGTTTGACCGTATCCTCGATCACCTGATTGAGATTGCCGGCCGGATTGGAGCCAAACTTGAACATCAGTGCATAGCTTCGCGCGCTACTGTCGAGCGTGTGCGTGACCTGGGAAAGGAGCGAACCGCCGCCGCCGAACGCCCGCATATGCTCGAGCCAGGATTTACTATCCTTCCAATAGACCATCCGATGCTGCGACAACGACCGGGCGATGTTGTGGGTGCCCTCGAAGGCCTGCGGGACGAAATCGGTGCCTTCGGCCATGCCAGGACCGGAGAAGCCCACGTCAGAAAGATCGACGCCGGTCAGCCGGTTGAAGAACACGCCCCGGCCGAAATCCTTCTCGGCGTCGGCTTGGCTTTGACCCGTCTTGGGCTCGACATCGCGGAAGGTGGATTCGTGCATCCAGGGCCGCGCGCGTGCCCACCAGGCTTCAAAGGCCATCTCCGGGCTTTGGCCTGGCCCGGCAACACGGCGCAATGCTCGCGCATCCCAATTGGTGTGCGCCACGAAATAATGTGCTTGCGCGATATTCGCACCGACGGAATTCAGCCGTTGCCTTGCTTCCTCGAGCGGCGGCCCGAGAATGTCGGAAATGGCCTGCGCCACTTTCGAAATCTTGATCGTTTCATCCGGCGCGCCGCCGGTCGCACGCCAGCGTGCCTCGGCGATCTCGCCATCGATCAGCCCGGAACGTGCCGCCGCCGCGTAGCCCAGCGTCCTCAGTTTATTGCCAGCGGTCCCGATCCAACTCCGCGATAAGCCGTGCCACAAGCTCTCGGCGGAATCGTTGCGATCGGCGCCGTATTCAAAGTGCATGAATGATCGCAGCGTCTTGAAGGCATTCGCCGCCCCGCCGTTATCGGTTACCGCAGTCCGCAATCGTGCCCGCACCGCAGCATTGCGCAGCGCGTCCGCCTTCTTCTCCTTCGCCGCAGCTTTCAGATCGGATGCGAGCTTGGCCGCGGCCGCGACCGCAGCGTCACCTTGTCCGGTCCTGCGCATCCGTTCCGCATGGTCGGCGACCATCTGCAATAGATCGGTCGCCTCCGCATTGGTGATGGCACCGCGGGCGGCGATTTTATCGATGCAAGCTTGGAAGTTCGAGGCGTTGAGTTTCATGGTTTCACGATGGCGGAGGCCATGGCGGAGGCCACGCTTCCCCGCTGCAGATGGTCAAAAGCACTGCCATAAGCAGGACGGCCAATAGGATGCCTATAATGCGGGCGATGGCTTCGCCCGCGTATTCCGGCTTACGTCGCATATCAGTAATGATGCGGGAACAGCGGCAAGCCGCCGCCCATCGACAGCAAGCAACTCAGCAGCGCGAAGATGATGTAAATGCAAATGATACAGATGACCGCCCACAGAACGATGTTCAACACTTGGGCAATGATCGGCACGCCAAGTTGTGCCGCCACCCACGGCACCACGAGCCGCAAGATAGCGACAACCGCACAAACGATAATGAGCCAAACAAGAAGCTGCTCAAGCCAACCTAGTGAGAAGCACATGGTTTCTTTCCTCTTGCCATTTGCGGAAGTCTCGTTCCAGCTTTTCGATATCGACGCGCCAGCAACCGACGTAAGCGGTTCCATCGTAATATTGCGGCTTTTGCCCAAGCCTTTCGGCGAGAGCCAGCAAAAGCGAATCATGAGTCGCATTGCTCGGCGGATCGTTGACCGAATCCGGTCTCTCGTTCGCCGCAGGACTCTCGTGATCCATTACACCACTCCCGTCAAACACTCCGCCGCTTGCGCATAAGCATTTTCTATCACGGTCGCTTTATCCAATTCCGCCGAAGCCACCATAATCTCCGCATGGTCTTCCGGCGTGAGAACTAGATTCCCGGCTTCCTTCTCGGCTTCCGCCAGACCGCGGTCGAGTTCGGGGGTCTTGACTTCTAGGGGACCGAACACAGAGACGGCCTCGGGCGCTACCTTTGGCGCGGCTTCTGCCGCTACTGGCGCAACCGCTGGTGCCGCCATTGGCACCGCTACCGCCGGAGTTTCTTCCGCTCCCGCTGCCCGCAATTTCTCCTGCATCTCCGGGCTATAAACATTGAGATATAGCCCTGCCGGCGCGTTCTTCGGCGCCTCATGTTCGGTTTCTGTCAGGAAACCGTTCCACTTTTCTTCGTACGGCTTCCAGGGAATGCCTTGCGCTTCGACCCATGCCCGCTCCGCTTCGGTGGCGTAGTTGGTATGCACGTCGTCATAGATCAGTTTCATTTCGGTCGGGGTCAGCGGGCGGCTTAATCGCTGCTCTTGGATGGTGATCCGCCGCTCCATCTCGAAATGTTCGACCTGCTCATGGATATTTGCCGGGACGGCGGGATCGAAGACATGGTCCTCGATGTTCCATTGCATTTCAATTCGCCGATCGATCGCGGTCTGCCCGCCCGTCACATAGCCGGCGCCATCCGGTACATCTCCGGTCCTGATAATCTTGGGATTGGCGATCGCTTCGCTGACTTCCGGCGCCGCTATGACTTGGCGGATTTCGGGATTGAGGGATTGAGCCCATGCTTCGCCAGCGGGTGCTGCGGCAGGAACGGCGCGGATAGCTTCGACTTCCGGTGCGGCTGCGGCTGGACGCGCGGGCGCTGCGGCGCCGGCCGGGCGGGCCGCGCCGGCGGCTTCGCGTTCAATGGCTGTTGGCTTGGGTCGGCCATATAATTCCTCCGTGGCAGCTGCTAATTCCGATTGCGGCATACTTGGAACATAGCCGGCACGGTGCAAGTCGGCTTGTTCCTGGGCGACTTCCATCCCGTTCCGATGCGTGACGCGGATCAATGAATCATCGAAGAGGACGTAATTGCGGGTGCCTTCGCCGCCGGCACGCGAACCTTGATCGAGATATTTGATGCCGGGGATACCAACATCGCGCAACGCTTTGGCCGCAGCCTCGCGCGAACCTAACCTGGTCTCCAGTTGACGAATAGCATCGGCACCATCGGTAGCGCCGGATAAATCCATTCCGGCGCGTTGGTAGGCCAATGCGAGACCGGATGGCTGCTGGCTCGCTGGCTTATCCCAATCCAGAAATTGTTCTGGATCGGCCATGATGCGGGCTTTATAGAGGTTCTCTGCCGGCCGCGGCTTTGCAAGATATTCAGCAATCGTCTTAACTGCCGCGGCATCTTGCGGATGGTCTAAATCCCATCCTTCCTTAATATCTTTGCCTTGCCGCAAATTATCCCTTAAAGCGTTAAGAGCCTGCCCTGGTCGATCAAATCCTAGATAACCGATAGTTCTCAGAGCCGCCAAAATATCAGCCGGGATAGTGACGGGGCGGCCAGCAAGATTGCGGGCATAAGTTTCAGCCGTTTCTGGTTTCTCCGCGAAATATAATCCATGCCCATAACTCTGCGCCCCCTCGCCCTTCCCGATATGCTCTAGCGAGAATCGATCAAACTCATAGGGCGAGCCGTGATAGACTTCGAACCCACCGGGCTGACCGCCAAGGACCGGCTGCACTTCGACCTGCCGCCCATCCATAATCTCCGCCACAGCAGCCTTTGTAGCAGCATAGGAGGTCGCTGGATTGGCGTTTGCCACCGCCGCCACTTCGGCAGGCTTCGGCCCAATTGGCACACCAGCGCCCGCCGCAGCGGCTTCTGGCGCCCTTTCCCCGACGACGGCGCGAAGCCGGCCCACCGGAATCTCCAGCGGAATGACCTGTCCGGTATGCTCGCCTTTCTGGTTGAAGGTCTTGATATCGATGTCGCCGTTTTCGGGGAAGCCCGCCGCCTCCCAGGCCCGCAGCAATCGTTCGCCGCGATGGTGCGAGACGATGGCGATGGTGCCTTCATGGTTATCGATGGCGTCAAGAAGGCCCGTAAAGAACCGCTTCTTGAAATCGTTGAAGGCTTCGCCGCCGGGGACCGCCTCGCCCGGCTTGTGTTCGGCATAATTCGCCAGCACGGGGATGCCCTCGGAGCTTTTCTTGCCAGCCAGATCGCCGACGTTCCAGGGGCGGAAATCCTGTGTTTCTTCGGCGATCGGCGCTCCTGTTGCTTGGCTTATGACTTTGGCGGTATCTGCCGCACGTTCAAGATCGGAGGTCAAGATCGTGCTCGGCGGATTAGCTTTCAGCTTTTGGCCCAAGCGTTGGGCTTCCTCGCGGCCTTGCGCCGATAGCGGCACGTCGGTCCAGCCCCGCAATCGATCGACGCTCACGTCGTCGTTGTTCATCTCCGTGGCGCCGTGGCGCACCAGCATGATGTTGCGCTTTTCGCCGGCTGGCGCTTCTGCCCGTGCCGCTTCCGGTGGCCGCATTAGGACATCCGGCCGCAGATAGCCGCGCTCCCGCAGAAGGCCCACGCCGGAATGAATCATCGCCCCGAATGCCGCCCCAGTGGCGAGGTCAAGAAACGCTTCGCGCAAGCCATAATCGCCATCCTCGGCCTGCGATAGTCCGTAGCGGACGCCGATGGCGCCGGCCATTCCCGCCGCCCCGGCGGTTGCCCCGGCAAGCCCTCGCGCTGCCATCCTCGCCGCCGCCCCGGCGCCCAGCCGGGCAAAGATCGCCTCTTCGCCTATTCCCGGCACCAGCATCGCCGCCGCATTGACCGGATCGAGGATCGTCAACGCCATCCTAGTCGGGAAATTAGTGACCCAGGAATGGGCTTGCTCATAGCGCTGGAATACGCCTTGCCGTTCGATCTCGCCTTCCTTGGCCTGCGCCAGCGCATCGACCACGCCCTGCGGCATACCTTCGCTGAAGAGGTCGGGCGCCGCCTTGGCGATGGCCGGATGCCTCGCGGTCGCTTCCGCCTTGGTCAGTTTCGGCGACGGCACCGCCGAGAGATCGGCGGGAAGCATTTCTTCCGGCGGGATCGCCCCGGTAAACTCCGCCTGCGCGCCAGCGGCCCCGGCGCGAACCAAATAGGGAATTGCCCCTTCCGGTTCGTACATCGCCCGCTTTAACGCCGGGCCGATCATCTCCGATGTTTCGCCGATCACCTTGCCGGCGTACTCGCCGAATGACGGCGGCATGTTGGCGTACTTGGCCGATAATGCCCATTCGGGGTCTTCGGGGATCGGGCCGTCGGCGGTCAGTTCGGGCATTGTCAGAAACCTGATGGAACGGCGGACAATTGGCCCGGAGCGATGGCGCGCGCTGCCGCGCCTTCTGCGCCTTCCATCAGCGGCGAATTGAACGGAATATAAACACGCTGGCCGTTATTGCGCATCACGATGCGGCCCTGCGCTCCAGTCCCGGCTACATAGGTATCTTTCAGCACCATGCCCTTGCCATCTTCCGAGGTGACCCAATAGGGAGTCGCCTTGAGCAAGCGCAGATAATCGGCCCCGGTAGCGCCGCCGATTTGCCTATCTTCCCCGACAGCTTGCGCCGTCACGATATCGTCTGGTCCTTTGCCTTCCTTCAGATCATCTACGACTTTCGCGCCGTTGCGGCGCATGGTGTCGTAATATTCAACGGGGACGGCCACCGTTCCCCATCCCGGGGTGATGGTATATTTTCCGGCTACGGCAGTCACCGCCTCGTCAGCGGCATCATCAGGATTGAGATGGTGGTACAGCCGCTTTGCATAAGCCAAATCCTCGACCGCGCCAGTCAAGCCCTCGATCTGCTTCGGCGAGAAGCCTTGGCCTTCCCATGAGGCTTGCATATCGGCCAAGGCCGAATTGGTCAGGACTCGCGTGCGGATTGCCTGTGCGACCGGATGGCCGGCGGCCTCGCCGAGAATCTTGTTTGCGGTAGTGGCCTCGCCCTTCTCGTTCGGTCCCATGCCCTGCAGCCAACGGCCCAAGGCGCTGGCGTTGAGCGGATCGAGCGAGCCGAGCAACTGATATGATGGATTCAACTTTCCCATCGTCACCATGTCGCGGAAAACGTCCTGGTAGTGATTGCCGTAGCGGCGCGCCATTTCATCGAGCATACCCTTGGCATCGGCGCCCTGCGTGGTCAGCGCCGTGGTCAATTGCGTCGCCTCGGCGCGCGACAGCACATGGCGATTGGCTTCTGATACGCCCAGGTGATCCTGCAGCGCCAGCGAAGCATTCGCATAGGCATCGAACGTCGCCGGATTTTTCGGATCGAGCTTCTGTTTCAACTGTGCGACGCCGGGGAAAGCCTGCACATAACCGCCGGGATCGCCTCTCTTGAAATTCGGATCGTCGGGATTTTTCGAACCGAAGATCAGCTTATCACGTTCGTCGATAGCCTTACTGAACGCTTGAAGATCGCGGCGGCGGAATTCATCGGCACCGGGCCCGGTGGCTAGGCTGGTGTAAAGCCCGTTGATTTCCTCCGGCGACGCCCAGACCATCGTTCGCCGCGCCTGCCCTTCGCGCAAGGCGCTTTCGGATTCTGCTTGTATGAGGGCGGTCCGCACCGGGCCGAGCAATGCAATATCGGGAGGCAACGGCTTGTCCACTGCGCCATCGCACTGGTCGGCGATGATGCCAGGGACCGTCGCTTCTAATTCGCCGCGGCGCTGGGCTGTGGCAGTCTGCTGAAAATTATACTCGCGGTCGATGACGCCCTTGACGCCCTTCCACATCACCGGGTTGCCGCCGTAAGCTTCATCGAGGCGCTTATAGGCGGCTGCCTTGTCGATGATCCCCACTTCGGTCCCGGCGCGCATGTAGCGGCCTTCCCGCAAAGCCACAAAATCGCCGGCACGAACGGAGGTTACGCCATCTGGGAATTGCGCCTTCATTGAAGCGGTCATGTTGCCCCAGATTGCTTGCTTGGCCCAACCTTCACCCTTTTGCTGGCCTTCCTTGGTCGAGAACATTGCTTCCCAGGCTGGCCGATTCGGATTCGCCAGCAATGCTGCCGCGCCGCCGCCGCCCTCTAGGTGGGCAAGATAAAGCTCAGAACCGGTTGGCGCATGCCCGGTGACCCTGCTCAGCAGAGGCGTGTTCTCTTGAGCTTCGCTCAGAAGCGCATTTGAGACCTGTATAGGGTCACCAGGATCGATGATGCCATATTTTGCCATCTCCTTGGGGCCGAATTGCCCCAATCCGCGATAGGTTCCCGATGGCGATCGCGCATTCGGGTCGCCGCCCGATTCAAGCTGAATCACCCGGCCCGTATAACCGATAGGCAAGCCCGCCGAGCGTTCGCCATGCGAGAATGCCTCCTGTGGCGGAATCCGACCAAGAATAGCGAAACCGGCAATATCGTAGCCCTGCTGTTGCAATTGCGGCTTGAGCTTATTGAAGATCGCAAGCTGCGTCGGCGGATCGATCATCGATAGGCCGGTCGCCGGATCGATCTGCTTTCTGAAACGGTCGAACGATAGACTGGCGGCATTCGGATCGGTATCGGCTTGTGTCTCGATGATGTTTTTCAGCGTCACGCTACGCTGCTTCGTGACTTCGACTTCGATCGTCTGCCTGTCGTAATGCTGGGCTTCGAAGTAATTGCGGACTTCATTGTCCTGATTGTGCAGCATCCTTTCGAAGCCTGCCCAATTTCCCTGTTGATAGGCGATACCGGCCTGAGCGCCATAGCTGCTCGCCGCATCATTCGCGGTTTTGGTCGCATAGGCATTGAATTGGGAATCCGCATGATTGGTTCCGTAACGAACATAGGAATCTTGCAGATAACGTAGACCCTGCGCGAGCTTGGATTTTTCATAAAGATTCGGTGCCTGTGCCATGGCTTGATCGGTAACATCAGCGAGGTCTTTCTGATATTGCTGCATGGCATCTTTGGCCGCCCGACCTTTATTCTCGCTAAATTTCGAATAGATATCGGTGTACCGATTTGCCGCCCAGGTGTTGACGCTTGCCGAATGAATGTTGTCTTGTTCCTCCTGCCGTTGAACGACAGCTTGGACGCCAGCTTCGCCAGCCTTCTCAAATCCTGCCCCGAGCTTTTCCTCCGCAGCACCGATGCGCGCCCCGAACATTTCCGGCGTGGCATGAATCTGTTCGAGGTCTCCCGGCGGAGCGCCGCTCGGATTGACCGTCGGGTAGGGCTCGTAGGGCAGAGGATGTGAAGCCATGCTTTATTCGCAGCTTATCGTTGACCGAATCCGGTCCATCAAGCTCTCAGAACTCTCGTGAAACTAAGCGATCGTGTTGACGATACCGATCGAGGTCAGTACTTGCGCTGCGGCCGTCACGTTCACCACTTGCGTTGCGGTAAAGGCAACGCCGCCGACACTCAGCGATAGCGTGACGGTATCGCTTCCCGCCGCAATGCCGACTTCCGTCGCTGTCAGATTCGACGGCCCCACCGCTGTCAGCGTTGCCGTCGCCGGAGTGGTATCGGTCCAGGTCGGCGGTGCATCCGGCGTCGGCGGCGTCAGCATCGGATTGCCGAGCGCGTCGAAATAAGCAATCGACATCGTGTCGGTGTGCCCGACATTGAAGGTAACAGGATTCATGGTCGTTACTCCGTTGGGGGTTAAGATGCGTTCTTCGAAGTAGAAGCGGTCGGCCTCGCGTATTTCCACACGCAAGACGACAAAGAAAAAAAGATGCGGATGCCGATGATGGTGGTGCTTATGCTTATGCCAATGCGACCACATGCGTCACCGTTTCAGCTTGTCGAGAACCCAGGCATGCTAAAGATGCTCGAGCTAGGATTGGCGCCCACATTCTGCAGCTTCGCGAAATTCAAGCCGACAGTGCCGACGCCACTCAGGAGCGATCCCGCCGCGCTGATCGGCCCGGCTTCCTTGGCCTGTGCCGATTCAAACTGTCCAAGTTGGCTTTGTGCGGTCTGGCTGACCGCCTGCACTTGCTGGCCATAGGCCGCCTTCGCCGCATTGGAGCGGATCGTAAGTGCGTCCAGCAATCCTATCTGCTCCGTGCCAGCCCGCACGTTCGCCGCCGAGCCGGTATTGACATCGATGCCGGAAGCGCCCTGCGCCGCCTTCTCGGTGCCGACGAGGCCCCGCGTTTTCAATCCCTCATTGGTCGCCGCAGCCTCGCCGGCATGGATATCAAGTGCAGCATTTTCCCGCGCGATCTTGGCGTTGTTGGCGGCGACCTGCGCTTGATAGGCGGCGGCTTCCGACTGCGCCTGCGCCTGTTCCATGGCGCCGCCGGCGGAGATGATCGAGCCGATGAGTCCGAGACCAAGACCGGCAAGTCCGATGCTCATCCGAATCGCCGCCGCGAGTTGACCGCACCGTAACCACTGGCTCTCGTGATCCAGAATCTTCTAAACGGCTTTCCCATCGGTCCTCCCGGCTCCGGCGCTTCCAGTGTGAATCCCAACACCTCGATCAACCGGCAAGCCCCGCGATATTCCGCGATCACATAATTCTCCAAGCGCGATTTATGCTGCAGCATCTCTTCGATTCCAATCCGCGCCAGTTTCACGAATGACACCGGCACCCGCTCCACCAATAAAGAAGTCATCAAATAGGGGTCCCCGACATCGCCCAGCATGGAGCCGCACAATCCAGACATTGCCGCGATCTCACCATCGACGTAATAGGTCTTGCGCAGGATCGCATGGCGAAAGCTCTTTCTTATGCCGGCGCGGGGTTCGATGCCTAACGCTTCCACTTCGTTCCTGTCGGCGTCGCGTAAGTTGGCCGCCAACCGATAAACATCGGCGGCAACGGAGGGAAGGATTTCGATCTTATGTTTCACGGTCGCGTGTAACCGCGGCGTCGATTGTCTTCCCGCCTGCGGTACGTGTTATAACCGCGTATGAAAGAGAGTTTTATTTCACGGCAAATCTCTCTTTCGGCATCTTCGGATAATCCGAAATTAAGCGCGAATTCATGCGCGCGGGCGTAAATTTTTTCCAGATTCTTGGAATTCACTTCCGCCATCACTGTTCACCCTTGTTATCTCCGAGCGCAAGTCGCGGTACAAAAGCCAATATATCGAGTGGATTCGGACTTAATTGCTGTGCCGCAATGCAGCCTGGCGAAGCCTCCCAGCCGTTCCAGTTTTGCCAGTCGTCATTGATAGGCGCGAATAAATCCCCCGTAAACAACGGCAACGCCGCCGCCGGCACGTTCGACCTCGGCACGCTTGGCGGGTCGACCAGGTTATCCCAGGGGATTTCCGGCTGATAGTCAAGCGCGGAAGCAATCGGCTGATTGGCCGCCAGTTGGAAGCCTCTCGATGCCTGTACCCTGATGGTGGCGCCGGGGATGCGCTTTCGTTCGCCCTGGATCGATCCCAAGGCCGGGATCTCGGTCGGCATCGATTGCAATTGGCAAATATAGGGAAGCCCGATCTTGATGTTGCTCGCCGGCTGCGCCAGTGCGATCGAGCCGTTGACCACCGTCGTCAGCGGAATGACCTCGCCGTCGGCCAATCCGGTGACTTGCATTCCCTCCAGGTGATCGAGGTTGCTCACGCTCGAGACTGGCGTAGTGATCGACCATGAACCAGACGGCGCCGGGATCGGCAGCCGGTTGGGGTCATCCGGCATCGTCTGCAGGATCGGCGCCACGATGGCGGCGAGGACTTGCGTCGCCGAATTGACCGTGATGACGGTAGCTTGTCCGCCGCCAACCCGGATTACGTCGCCCGGCTGATTGCCGGCGAAGACCGCCGCCGAGGCATTGAACAGGACATTCTGTGAGATCAAGGGCACGAAAGTCGCCCCGGCGCCGGTGGCGTCGGCGATATCTACCGTTGTGCCAGGAGAATAGTCCTGGCCCGCCGAGACGATAGTAAAGGCGGTAATGACCCCCGCCGTCACCGTGAAGCTGATCGCGCCGCCCGATCCGGTATTGAGCGGATCGTTGATCTGCGCCGACGGGTTCGAATAATTCTGCCCGCCGTTCGGCAGGTAACCGCCGGAGATGGTGCCAGGACCGATTGCGGAGGCCGCCGATAGCGTGGCATCGGGCGTGGGCATGACTAGGGACAACCCGGAATCGACGCACCACGGGTCTTCCGGGCCGTTCCAGAGCCTATTGTCCATCCGCTCGATGTAATAGGCCCATTGGTTCCGGCCGAGGATGAAGCGCTTGACCACGAAATAAGGCGCGTCGACCGGCGGCTCGGTGGCGACCTCGTTGCCCACGACGAGTCCGTTGGTATCGTGCCGGGCCCAGCCCTTTAGTGCTTCCTCCTTGTCGAAGGTCAGACTGAGGAACTTTCCGTCGTTCCGGGTCGCCCAAACGATCTTCCAGGGCACCTTGGCCCAGGCCCATTGCAGGACGGTGAAGCCATCGAAAAGGTGATTGGATAGGATGGAGACGTCGGTTCCAGCGTAGATATTGACAAAGAAATTGTACTGTAAGTCCCTCACAACATACCCATAGGACTGATCATAAACGATGTCATAATTGATCCTCAATGGCGGCACGATGGCCGAGAAGCCGTTAGACTCCTGCGGCTGCGCGCTCTGCGAGGCAGGGGTCCAGGTCGATCCCGCCCCCGTAGCCCCCGAAAGCTGCCAAGCGTCGAGCCCGGTGCCGAGGATAAGCCCGCCCGGCATGGGCTGCATCCACTGGATGCCGTTGACCTGCTGGCCCCATGGCGTCGTGGTGATGGAATCATCATCAACGGGCGGCTGCGAGGCGTCGAAGTTCTGATACGCCCCGGTCTGGCTGCCATAGACCGTATCGGGATTATTCAGCGT